TACATATCTCCATATACATCCACTCTCGGAATATAATCCCCCATGATATGGTAACAGCCCTTTACAGCACTTAATTACCATATTTAGATCATATTCCTCTTGATCTATATCATCTATACTATTATAGATTCTCTCAACAACTCTACAATACGTATTTATACGCATTATCATTTCAGGTCTTTTCATAGAAATCTCCCTTGTTTATTTTCAAGATTCTATATATACTCAGGAAATGAATTTAATAAATAACCAGGGATTTCTCCCTGGCTACTTATTTTATTTTACGTAACAAGACAATTTTTCGATATCTTCGGTAATCTTAGTAAACGCTGTATACAGTGATGCATTGTACAAAGACGTTGATCCCTGACGTTCAGAAAGTTGTTCTTTTTTAAGAGAAGAAATCAGATCGAAATCCTTCTTAATTGACTGATCTCTGTAAACACGTGAGATATTTGTGATATCGAAACGTACTACAGAACGATTGATGTAATCATCAGCTCGACCGCGAATAGTTGAAATCAATGAATCATCTCCACAGAATTCATGAATCTTGCAAATAACGCCGTTGTACGCGCTGAGATATATACGCTCTTTAACATCTACTTTAGGATCGATAGATATTAAAAGCGAAATGATACCTCTGTCAGTTTCATAGTTGAATTTAAGAGCTTTGAGATATGGATCATACTCTTCAAATCCAGCGTAAATATCCCTTGTAATAGGGGGAATTCCAGAATTGTATGAATCGTTGAAATATGAAGCGCCGGCAAGATGTTGTTTGTCAGCACGATATGTACGTGTTTTACCCTCTTCGAGGATAATTTTCTGTTCAAACTTATAGATATCTTCCGGATCGCGTCTTGCATATTCATCGAAGATTGCATCAAACGCCATAGCCATTGACATATCTGGATCAATTTCAATAAGATCGTCAAGGAATTCTTTAAATTCGATGAAACAGATACCAGTTTCAGAATCTTCTGCTGTAATGAGACTTGAAAACTCAGCAGCAGAACAATCGATATATTCGGTAATCATAGAGATGAAAGTATCATACAGTCGTGATACAGAATCACCTTCTTCTTGTTTCCAAATAAAATCTACATACGCATTTACCGAAACAGTGAAAGGGTTCAAAAGTTTAACGTTTGAAATACCTTTAATTCCTTCGATAGCTTTTGTAACTTGTGACGTTTTGTAACGTTCGCCGATAATCAGAATTATCTGATGAAGGTCTGAAATGTCGAACGGAAGTTTGAACTCTGACATATATTCTCCTTGGAATAAATAAATAATTCTCTACAATATAACGTTCATGTAACTATCAGAAAACATACTAATGTATGTCAACAATGAATAAACGAGGGGTACTTATGTCTGATGACGTAATTCAGCCTACACTAAGTTCAATCTACAAAAGCTTAAGACTCAGAAAATTTAAGAATGGTGGAAATTATACCACAGGACTTAGAATAACTGATAATGATAAAGTTAATGTAGGCTTAGTGTTTCCTTTTGAATCTTCTACAAATAATATTGTGGATGGAATTCAAACAATATTTGGTTATAAATATGGTGAGCGTGTCACATTTTACTGGATGCCTAGAAGATTTCGTATAAAGGATAATATCTTTACAAGAAAATTCTTCAAGTATGATGAAAATATTCCACGAGTTATCAATTCAGATCTACCATCTCTTAGAACTAAGAAAACTGTTTTCGTTAGAACTGGTCGTAAAAACTATATCTACGACTATGGTAAAGTTCTGGAAAATGTATTTCCTAAATTTGACAACCATGCAGTATGGGGAGATAACAGGTTTATTAAACATTTTGAAGAATTCTTTTACGATTGGTTCAATTTCATATTGAACGATCCAAAATGTAAATCCGAAATCTTTACTACAGACCTTTTCACTGTAGGTGAGGGTGTTCGTAAGACTCATGGTAAAATTGTCATGGGTATAAAAATGTCTTCTTCCAACTCTAATCTTGTTAAATATATTGATCCATCTGTTCAAATTCCTAGAGCAGTTAAGAATCTTATGGATGAAATGATCCCTATATTTATCATCAGATGTATAATCGCTGGAGTTATTGGGTATAAAGAAGATCCTATTCTTGTGAAGATTTATGATCTTATCAAAGATACATCTATCGTATTCTACAACAATAACGGTAATGGATTTATTTTTAACTCCAATAACGATAAAGATATTCAGAGAATGAAAGGTGTTTCGATATTAGCTAGATTGAGAGATCTTTGTAAGATAACTCTCAGAAATAATACTGAAACTCTTGAAGCAATTGGTGTAACTGATGATATGATTGACGATACCGTTGAGACTATTGAAAATTCAGTTATAGATACTCAGAAACCTATTCTCAATAAAAAAGATGACGTTCTTGATGGCGCTGTCGATATGATGCTGAATAGTGATAAAGTTGCGAAACTTGCTCAACAAAAAGCTGAAGGTTTGATGGCATCTAAAGCTGTTAAAAATGATGGTGATGAAGATATTAACGACGTGTTTATTGATGAAGAGGAGAGTTCCGATGCTGAGATTGTTGATGATATCGATGACGTTAACGATATCCCTGATGATATTCCTATTGAAGAAGAAGAAATCGATGAAGGGATGTTATCGGACGACGGAGTCGGAGATGGGAATGATGATAGTGGAGGCACCGTACAAGACGGAACCGAAACTGGATCAAAAGACGAAGATGTGGATTCTGATATACGAAATCTATTGGCAACCGTAAGTAGAAGTAATAAACCTAAACTTACACCTGCCCAGATTCGTAGACGTCAGGCTATAAGAGATAAATATAAATCTCTTAAAATAGGTGAGAAGACTATCGAAGAAATTATCTTGGATAATAAAGTTACATCTATTGATACATCTATGCCTGATGTAAAAGTTCGTGATAATTCCGTTAAGGGTTCTCGCCTTATGGATATGGAACGCTCTTATATTGAAAAGACTATGGAGCATGATATTGTAAATGTCATGAAGAGTCTTAGCGAAAATAAGAGTATTGCGATGCATATCACTGACGTTGAAAAACATGATACGTCTGATCAGTTGACAAATAAATACACATATGTGTTTAAATTTGTTGATGATAATGATAAACGTCATACGGTCCGTGTTGATATTCCAAAACTCGATGAAGATGGTTTCCTTCTCGTTGGCGGGAATAAGAAGATATTGAAAAAACAATTGACACTTCTTCCTGTAATCAAGTGTAAACCAGACCTTGTTATGATTAGTTCAAATTATAACAAATGTTTTATCTATCGTCAAGGTAATGTAATTACAAGAAACGTATCTTACTTACAGAAGTTGCTTAATAAATATCTTGTGAATAATCCAAGATTTAAAGTATTCTTCGGTGATAATAGTAAAGAAAACACTTCTGTAATTACTAATATCGAATACGATGTACTCGCTGCGAAGTATCATAGATTCATTGTTGGGGTTTCAAAACTTCACAATAGTGAATATATCTTCAATCAAAAAGAACTTCGAAAATTGATTAAGGATAATAACCTTACATACAAATTCGATGTTAACAGACTCCCTGTCGGTATTGACTGGAAAGAACGTCGTGTAATCGATGTTGATCTCCGAGATTCCGCAGATAGCGTTTGTGATAAGATTTTTGAAGATATTCGCATGTATCAGGTTATGAAGAATCTTGATGAAGTATTGAAAACGATGAATATTGCGAAACGTCGAATGTTTACTAAAATTGAACTTCAAAGTAGAGACTACGCTTTGATTTCATTCTTGGGAGCTCTATATGGTCTTAGTAAAGTTATTAACACTGATAAGATTAAAGTTGAGTTCGCTGAGAAACGTTTACAAAACGATGAACGAGTTTATGTGAGATTTAAAGATGGATATTTGTATTATAATGATACAAATACTTCCGCGTCTCTTCTTCTCAATGGACTTGCATATATGAATTGTGAAGATTATGAATTTGCTGATTTTGATACTGAAAAACCTTATATCGATTACTTCTATGAAATTGCTCATAGTAGAAATGTATATAAAGGTCATACTGCATTCAAAGAGTTATTTATCGATAAAATAACTGAAGAGATTCTTATAGATCTGAAACTTCCAACAGACTTCTTGGAACTCTTCTTGTACGCAAATTCGTTATTGTCTGATAATACGTATACTCCTGAAACTTCTCTTGAGAACTATCGTATCCGTGGATTCGAGAATGTATCTGTAATTCTGTACAAGGCTATCTCAGCTCAGTACAGACTCTATAAACAGAGCAATACTGGTACAGGTAGAATATCTATTCAACAAGATCAGGTTATGGTAGGTTTGCATAAATCATTTATTCTTGAGAATTATGATTCAACAAACCCTGTAAATGAGTTGAAGAGTAAATCTATTGTAACTTTCAAGGGGCCCGGCGGGATTAATAATGATCGCGTGTTTACTCTTGAAAAACGTGCATATGATAGAAGTGCTATTGGCACGATTGCTATCAGTTCCGTAGATAACGGAAGTGTTGGAATTACTAAACAGCTGACTACAAATCCAAATGTATTATCTACACGCGGATATATTGATATTTGTAGATCTAAAGAAGAAGCTAAAAAATTAAGACTTGGCGATATTGCATCTCCTGAAGAAGCGAATATTGCATTTGTTAATAGTAATGATGACCCTAAACGAATTGGGTTTACATCTGGTCAAACTAAACACATTATCAAAGTTAAAAAAGCTTCGTTACAAGTTGTTTCTACCGGTATGGATAAATGTACTCCATATATGGTAGGGAATAGCTACGTTCCTAAAGCTAGAAACAATGGTGTGTGTAAACGAATTGATGAAGCCAATAAAATCATGATCGTTGAGTATGCAGATGGTTCTTCGGAATCTATAGGTATTGGCGAAAGTGTTCAGCGTAATAGTTCCTTCTATTTCCCAAATAATATCGTCCCTAATGTAAAAGAGGGTCAAAAATTTAAAAAAGGTGATATACTAGGCTATGAAGCGCAATTTTACAAAAAGGATGTATTTGGTTCTATTAGAGGCGTTGATGGTGTCCTCGCAAAGCTGGTGCTTCATGAGAAATCTGTAACAGATGATGACTCATCGAATATTACCGAACGCTTTAGTAGAAAACTATATACTGAAGTTGTAAAACGAAAACAAATCGTTCTTACAAAAGATACTAATATTGTCTCATTTAAGAAAAGAGGAGATCACGTATTAAAAGGTGACCCTATTCTCGTATTTGAAGACAGTGGAGATGAAGATGTTAATAAACTTATGGGAGACCTTGGCGAAATGAGCGAAGATGTGATGGCTATGGCACGTCAGACTCCTAAAGCTAATGCTACTGGCGAGATTATTGACATTAAAGTTTATTATACCGTTCCATTGGAAACTATGAGCGATTCAGTTCATAAATTTGTAATGGATTGGTTTAAGGATCTGAAAGCTCGAAATAAAGTTGAAAAGGCTTCTGGGATCGATAATATCAAAACTACGATGCAATTGAAACAAACTGAGCCTTTACAAGCTGGTGCTGATAAACGTATTAATGGTTGCATTATCCCTGATGAAGGTGGCATTGTAATTGAGTATTATATCAAGCATGAACAAGGTATGGGCGTAGGGGACAAATTGACATTATCTAGCTGTATTAAATCCGTTGTTGCACAGGTTGTTCCTGAAGGGAAAGAACCTGTTACAGATGATGGAATTATACTTGATGGTACTATGGGTGCATTTAGTAATATGGCGCGTATGGTATATTCGACGTTAATGATTGGTACTCTCAGTCATGTGATGGTTGAGAAGTCTAAGGAGATCGCTAGAAAGTTTTTAGATTCTTGAAAAAAAAATAAGGAGGGGGAGAAATCCCCCTTACCTTATTTTGCGTAGTCAGCTTTAATGCTGGCTATAGCGCTATCGCGTTCCGCGATATTTGCAGCAACAACAGGGTTTACAATATCCCTTGCAGGACATTCTTTAAGACCACCCTCCCAGGTGATCGTACGGGTTGAATCGCCCACGTTACATGCGATTATGGCGGAGCGCAAAGGCTCTCCGCCATCCTTGCCAAGGTTTTCAATGGTATCCGCGTAAGCGGATTTGACCATTGTAATTTCTTGGTTCATCTCATAGAGGTTTTTAACCTCTGTATTGTCATTTCCAACTTTAACCACTGCTACGAGAATGATTGCGAGAATGAGAGCAATAACTGTTCTGATTGAATACTTCATGATAGACTCCTTTATTTTAAGTTGTAGAGTTATAAGACACCTTATCTTATTTCCCTAATCTACCATAACTTAATATAGACATTAAAACCAAGTTATTACAGAACCATAGAAAAAAAAGTATGGGAGGGTGAGCCCCATACTTTTAAGATATTAATACATTCCGAGAATTCCACCGGCCCAGCCGAAGAATCCTGAAACTTTTTCGATAACCCAAGAACCCGCAGTTTTTGCATAATCCCAGATTTTGCCTCCGACATCAGCCATTCCATTGAGAACGTTTGTAAACAATGAACCAGCTTTATCAAACAGTGTTTCACCTTCGATATTTGAGAAAACTCTTTTTACAGTTTCAACTGCGAAGAAGAAGTTATCTTTAACGAAATTGAAAACTGCAACACCGGTTTTCTTTACAAATTCGAATACTCCACCGAAGAAGTTTGCAACACTGCTTCCGCCGTTTGATGCTGCATCTACAACGTTTGAACCAGCATTTTGGAATACACTGATTACTTTATCAAAAATATTAGACATGATACCATCCTTACCTGAAACTTTTTCATATATGAATTTTCCACCTGCAACTACACCAGCAATGATAGCAACTGGTATAATATAAGGTGCGATTGTTGATGCGAATGTTGAGACTGCTGTAGCGATGCTATTTGCTGTAGTTTGAATCTTTACCAACGCGCTCGATGCAAGAGTTCCCATCGGCGGAAGCATAGGTTTCATAATTGCACCAGATACCGTATCGAACACTGCCGCGGTCGTATCAGTTACTGGTCTACTAGCTATAGCATATTCTACAATTTTGGGAATTGCCGCACCTGCTCCAACTAGAGCAGCATTCTTTAAAGCTGAAGAGAATTCTTTCTTCTCGCTTTTATTCCCAATTTTATCATTGATATACTTTGCGTATTTAGTTATATCCCCACCACCATGTTTCATACAGCGTTCGGCAGCATCCTTCGATGAGAATACTCCGATACCTGTTTCGGTGTAGAGGGCTAAATCTTCATCCATCGCTGCACTAGCTATATCGGATAATCCAGATTTTCGATTAATCTTAACCTTCTCAAGTCTTGTACTTTGAGGAGACACTCTTCCAGTTCCACTTCCAATGAAAGTGCGTCTGATAAGATAATCGTGTCCTTTTAGTAGATCCATTGAGAGGCCGACTTCAGCTAATGCATTTTGGAAACTAATATTATTATCAGTTCCATCGGGTATGACATTTAAGACTTCTGACACTCCCCATTCAGGGGAGGTCATCCATAGATTTTTTCTTGTTAGAGAGAAACATGATACAACGTTTGCAAATCCATGAGATGTATCAGTGATTCCTCCATAAAGGATTCTCCCAATAAGTTTCTTAACTTTGAAAACTCTTTCATCCTGAGTACAAGAATCATAGGAAACTTTATACTCTCTTTGGAAGAAGTCTTTAAAATCTTTATAACTGTGAAAGAATATTCCGTTCAAGGTTTCGGATTTTACATAGTCTCCTTCTAGAGGAAGAGGCATTACACTGTAAGGTGTATTCGCTCCTAACTCTGGAGTCTGCTTTATCACGTAAATTCCCTCATCAACAACTCCTTTGTTGACTCCAGGAATCTCATCAATAACCATTACCATTCCCTCAGAATCTATGAAGGTAGGAGTATCATCCTGATCCTTGTAGATTCGAGAAGTACGGTATGCGAACTTTACTTCATAGTCCGTAAATCCAATCTTCCCATGACGAGAAGAATATTCTGCAAACTTTGTAAATGAAGCTTCATGAATCTTACATTTCTTTTCTTTAGAAGTTAGGGTGAAACTTCCAAAACCAGCACACTGATAATAATAGTTATTATTGCCAGCAAGCTTGTTTTCGATTAGATCTGCAATTTCCGTGAGAATCATTTGACGCAGCATTAATACAGAATTCTTAAATGCGGTTTGGTTCGGGATCCGTGTAATTATATTCCACAGATTGACTCTAAAGTCTTCCCCTCTCTGACCGCTCAGATAGTTGACGGTTTTGATATTACTCAACGTTAATCCGAACTTTTCAGTCGGACCATCGAGTACAGTATTCTCGTCAACATCATTGAAGATTCTATCGAGCAGTAGTTCCTGCTCATACATGTTTCTTGAAACTAGTTCTGGATCGAAGATATCCACCAGTTCATCAATTCCATTTTTAGGCATAATTGTCCCTTCATGGGTTAACGGGTATCCATTAACTTCGGTGTAATATTTTGGATCATATCTAACCCCTCTGGTAGTTCTTTTCCATTCTTGTTTCCGGAGTGCCATTTATATCAACCCCTTTCATAAGGATGAATCATTTAACTCTATCATAACTTAATATATAATTATAGCTCGTTATTGAATTTTCGTAAAACATTATATTGTACTAATATGATTTAAAGGAGTGCAATATGGGTATTTTAAGACCTGAAGTCTTTAAAGCTCTATTTCCAAGAGCTCCAGTTTGTTTCATCGATGAATTGAATAAATATCTCGGACCGTATGGAATAAACACTGTTTATAGACTTTCATCATTTCTTGCTCAAGCTGGCATAGAAACTGGTGGATTTACCGCATTTGAAGAAAATTTAGGATATGATGCTTCTGGACTTATGAGGGTGTTTCCTAGTAAGTATGGCGGAAGTCCTGATCTTGCTAGGGCTCATGGTGGAAATCCTATACTAATTGCAAACTATATGTATGGTCCTGAATTGAACTCTTCAGGTCAAGTTATAGGTCCCGATAAAAAAGGTCTTGGAAATAACGAAGTTGGAGACGGTTGGAAATTTCGAGGACACGGAATACTACAGGTAACTGGTAAAGGTGTTTATAATGTATTTGCCAAACAAAAAGGAATGTCTCTTGATGATTTCTTGAAGTATAGTAAAACATTTGAAGGTCTTGTTGAAATAGGATTTATGTATTGGAAGTATGCCGGATTAAATTCTATGAATGGCGATATGAAGAAAATCCGAAAGAAGATAAATCCTGGACAAGATTCTGAAACAACTGCTAAAAAAGATAAACTTTTCACATCTTCTGTAGTAGTTATTAAGGGTGGTAGACCAACTTATGTTGTAGATAACTATTGGCACACTAAAACTACTACATGTTTAAAACCGACGTCAAGCTACTTACCTGCAAATTATAAAGCTAGAGATTCTTCTGGAAGTAATGATAACGATAAAGCTGTAGCTAAAGATTCTAAAGGTAACGCGACACCTACAGCCTCAAATCCAGAATCTGGTCCAGTTGTTAAAGGTTCTAATGGAGCTGTAGATGTACAATCTATACAATTGCAAACTGGTATTAAACGTGATAATAATTGGAGAATTGGATCACGTGGAAAAACTAAGTATCGTGTAAAGTTATCTAAAAATTTTATACGGGACATGTTTGCATGCAAATGTTGCGGATCTGATACAGTTGATGCAAATTTAGTAGTTGTACTACAGCGTCTTCAGAATAAGATTTCTAATAATAAGATAACTATAGAAACTGGTATCGTTTGTCCAAAATACAAAGGTAAGTTACTATGCTCAGAAACTATGGCTCATATGTATGGACGAGCTGTAGATATCAAAGTTGATGGGATGGCTTCATCTATTGTGGTTAGACAAATAGAATCTATATTTGGAGAATTAGTATATTGCTATTCTGTAAATAATGAGTTAACACATCTTGACGTAATGAACTGTTAATGATTGGTTGAATTATGGCTAAAGTTAGAAAAAAAGCTGTTGGGAGGGTTAAGCTTTCTAGAAATATATATCGTGACATGTTTGCGTGTAATTGTGGATGTGGTCTAGATACAGTTGATGCAAATTTAGTAATAGTTTTACAACGAATTATAAATGCATTTGGAAATAGACCTATATTTGTAACTAGCGGAAATCGATGTAAACACGCCAATGACAATAGTAAACCGCCAGGAGCTAAAGGTTCGATGCACTTAAGGTGTAAAGCTGTAGACTTCTATTTTCCTGAACATGGAGATATGCCTGAAGTAAAAGGTTTTGAAATTGCTAAGGTTATAAATTCATTGTTTGGAGATATATTATACTATTACATACTTGATGGTTCTTACCATGGTATTACTAGTCAACGTGGAAGGGTTTGCCATATCGACGTCGGGAATGCCTAGGCACTTGAAGGAATTGAAAATATGTAGGGGATTTCTCCCCTACATATTAATATTTTGGAATTGAAACAATTTTTTCACCAGTATCATTATTGGACGACATGGATCTATCTTTGATGATCTTTAGTACACTTACTAGATCCGTATACTCTTTATCTAAGATCATTATATAGTTGTATGAACCATTATCGACAATAGCTTTATCACTAAGCTTCTGACGATCTTTAGCAGTTCCTTGAATATTTGAATTTCCATTTTGGAAAGTCTTTATATTCACAATAAGGTTATAAACTGGAAGATAAAAATCTGGGATATGAAATCTTTCAGATCCTTCATACTCAAAATTGAATATAATATCACACTGCATTACTTCGGATGAAGGAAATTTTAAAGTTTCATCACAGAATATGAGGAAGTCTAATTCATAACTAGATGAATATCCAATTATTCCTCCATCACTATATGTATATTCTCCACTATAACTTCGACCTTTGATTGCATTCATTTGATGCTCTGGAGTAGAAGCTGGATTATCTGTTCCAAGCCTTCTCATACAGTTACGACGGAATTCTTCTCGTGCTTTCTTTACACACGCATCCGAACAATATCTTTCATACCGTCCTTTTTCTTCATTCCACTTAGTTTTCTTTGGACAAACTACACATTTACCATGAGATTTTTTATATTTTCTATTGAAAATATATTGCTTAACCGATACTTCGTCCGGAATAACTCCACCATGGTCTTCAGCGACGTGTTTATGTAAACCCGCAGTATTTGTAAATTTCTTAGGACACTCTGGACACTTATATAAATTTACTTTAGCACTAGCGGCTTTCAACGAAATTGTTCTAGACATATCTTTCTCCATTGTTTTATTACAATAATATGTTTTCGTCTGAGAATGTATATAGTGTTAAACATATTATTGGGAGTTAGAGGAGGAATATTGATTACAAAAGATAAAACTGTTGTAGATTTTACACCAACTATAGTGAACAATGATCTACAAAAGCTATACGACCACGGTCTGGTTAAAATAAACCAAATCGTTACTACAATTCTACACACTCTATATATGGAGCGTGGAACGTTGGATGAGTTTCCAGAAGCTGGTTCATTCAATGATGTACTAAACTTATACTACGCTGAAAGTGTAGAACAAATTCAGAGTGCTATATCTAAAGGATTAAGTCGATATAATCGCAATGATATCGACTGTCAGATAATTCGAGATGATAGCGATTCAAGATTGGCGTACATAATGATAACTGTTTCCGGGATTCCGTCATTGAAATTCACGGCAGATATTATTAGAAATGATAGAAGAGTTAATATTGTTAACCCCAACATAATGGAGATTTGATATGAATAATGGCGATATCGATTTTGAAATTGTGACAGGTGAAACTAGTATGTCAGATAATTTAGGTTTTTCAACAGTCCCTGTAATTCCTATCCAGTCTAAGGATATTCCTATAGATACTAATTTCAAATGTCATACTAGAATTGAAGCTAACTTTACAAAAGAGCTTAAAAAAATAAATCTTGATGAGGTTGAAAAAGATTTAAGTGAAAGAACTTATAAGCAGCATATAGATCCGGTAACTCAGATTCCAGTATTTAATGCTCATCATAAAAAAGTTCTTATTCGTGGTGAAAATGGTGAGAGCGTTCTCATTAATAACCATGAAGAGATGTGGAAGCAGCAGTTGAAAAATGCTGGAAAACTTGACCTTGCTAGAAAAACTCTAGATCCTTCAAGTTTTGACACAACAACTACTGTTGATCCTAATGCTCCAATTTATGATGATGATGATTTCATCTTCGAAGATTGAAAAAAAAAGATAGGGGAGAAATCCCCTATCTTCTTATCTGTTTTACAAACTTAGTGATGTACGGCATGATGACGAGCAGCATTTTGTTTTGCTCGACGATTCATTGCCTTAATCTCCTTGTTTGTCATTGGTGTACCATCGCCGCGAAGAGGTTTAACCTTGGATGCAGGTTCAACTACTTCATATGTGGTATCATCGTGTACTGTTACATTTTCAGTGACAATGATCATTGGTTCATCATCGGTTTCAGTTCCGAGGTCGAGAATACGAACGTTTCCAAGTTCATGGAATACACTCTTGATATTTGCTTTTACTCCAAATGCGATGAACTTTCCAAGGATTTCCTGAGCCTTTTCAGAAGGAATCCGTGGTTTGGTATCATCACGCTTGAAGTGTCTGAAGCAAAGTTCACCGAGTGTCAGATCAGTAAGGATATCGCCGAATTCATCCCCATCTTTGGTATCGTTGAGGATTTGAATAAATTTCTTTCCAAACTCTGTAAGTTCGAACTGATCTTCAACAACTTTATCAGAACTTTTAACGTTTCCAGTTTCAACAGGCGCTTCAATATCATTACTTGCAGAACCAATAATGTGTACAGATTTACCATGGTCATCTTCATCATGGACCGGAGCCGCCATAGTATCAGTTTTACCGTTGACAAGATTGTCGAGTATACTTACAAGGTTTTCAGAACCTTTTGCGATTTCCCCCATTGCAAGTATATACTTCTGAAAAGTTTCATGATCGAATTTTACAATAACTTTATCGTTCAATTTTGAGAAGATGAAAAACTTCCGCACTGAATCACAGTTAACTTTTGATTTCCATTCGGATTCTGGCAATGTCGCCATAGTTTCACTGCACAGTCCTGTAAGTTTCTCAAGGAGTTCATAATCATCATATGAAATTTCCTTAGAGAGGAGCAAAGTGCTCTTCGCACAAATCAGTGTTCCGAAAATGAATTCATCATTGATTTGATCATTTGTTGGTGTAAAAATAGTCGCTTCAGTCATAATAGACTCCTCATTTGTTTTGTTTAATTACCAGATACTAGAATCACCCATATTCTATTACCTTTACTCATAACTAAATATATAAATAACAAATTTTTTAAAAAATCGATTTATTAAATAAAAAAAGAGGCGCTTAAATGCGCCTCTTTTTTTTCTTTATTTCCCATATGGTGGTAAGAATGGTCCCATGATATCCTCCAAGTAAAGATTTATAATTCTAAACAATACTTTATATACACTTCATATAACCTTTAATACATATATTATATTGGGGGATATTCTCCCCCAATATAACGATTATTGAAGATTTGCAACACTTGGAGATTTGGTTATTTCGTAATTGACCACTGTAAAACCATCAAAGATCATCTGAAATTTCTTATGAATGCCATCTTCATTTACAGAACCACCATACGTATCATGCAGAGTTATAATCTTTTTAAGAGTATCTTTCACAAATTTATGTCTATCATTGTGATTTACATATCCTTGCGTCTTCTGAATCTCAAAGAAACTATAAGTATACTTCTGAATCTTCAAATCTCCATACCCAAGAGAATCTAGCGTTTTACCTAGATCCTCATGGTGCTTAGCTATTATCATATCCAATAATTGAACTTCTTCAAGAGACAATTCTCTTTTAGGATTAGACTCTTCAATTAATAGGAGAATTCGTTTCAGACCAAGTATTGAATCTTTAAACGATCTGTCTAATATTTCAAACTTTCTCTTCTGAAAAAATCTTCTTATAAATTTAAACAATTTAATCTCCTAACAAGTTATGCTTGAGGAATTGAACAAGGTCCAACGATAGAACCTGTATTCCCGTTCAATTGAACTTTACGACTTACAATTCCATCAAATATGAGTTTCGCATCATCGTTTTGCTTTCTTATATCTGCGCAAGTCTCTTCAAATGTTTCGATAAAATCGGAAAGATCATCGAGAGATTTGGTTCTGTAAACCCCGTTAATTACAGACATTCTACGATAATTATCTGGAATAGGAATGTACCAAATTTCGCCAAGATCGAGAGGTTGAAAACTAATAACAAATTCACTATCTTCTGCATCGATCCAGAAGTTTGTAGGAATCACATCAGTATTCTGTCCAACGAACTGATTTGAAGATCCAGGGAGATAAGTTGAAGAACTTAGTTCTGCAATTGTTGTAGCAAATTTAATGCCATCTCTAACTGTAATAGACATAATTAAACCGTTTCTTTAGTGTTAATACAACCATTTTCAATATGCGATAATACCTGATCAACTGATGGTAATCCGAAATACTTCTGACCTATATCAAATATCGATGTATCAAGGGTTTCCATCATTTTATTAAAGTCTCCACCTTGAGATATTGGTATATTTAAAGTATTCCCATTACCTATGTCCCTCTCGAAAAAGATATCGACTATTCGTCCAAATATCGTAGTTTTGAGAATGTTATACGCAATCATGAGAGAAGGATACTCTGCTGTAAGGTCAAAATCCACACAACTTCGATATATGTGTGTCAAGATCCCCATCAAGTTAATCCCTTTCTTGATAATTAAATTAGGACTTGCGATAATAGCACCAGGAACAGATTCATCGATATCATATCCTTTATTGTTACCAATAATCTCGCCACGTTCTTTTAAGAATGTTGCAAGTTCGTTTTTGATACCTACAGTCTTTCTAGTACCATGTGTAAATCTTGAGTCTTTACATGATACCATGTAACGAGGAATGTCCTTGTTAGCTCTTTCAATTTGATCCTGAACAACAACGTCCATAATAGCATATTTGAGGAATACTCGGAAATTCTTCTTATATACATCTTTAATCGTATAACCTTCAGATTCAAGGTCATATTTCTTAATGTATGCATATTTCTCGCCAATAGTATTCAATTTATAATTGTCTTCAAGGAATCTCTTTCTAAGATTAGAATGGAGACTCATCTGACAATAGAATTGAGTTGGAGAAGTTGAAAAGATTTTATCCATATATCTCGAGAAATGTGTAGCAGCCTTACGGTTAAATCTATCAGGATCTTCAACATATTGGAAATATCGATACTCCGGAGGAACTGATGGATCGCTAAATAAATCCGCCATATTCAAACCATTCTTTGCAGCACGTTTTGAAATGGTTATCATATCGAAGTTAATACCCCAACAACCACAGAAATCGGGTTTAGTTTCTTTAAGAACGTTTGCATAAGTTTCGATAAGATCAGCTTCTGTTTCTACTAATCTGAATTGAAACTTATATTTGAAATCGTCAATATTTGAAGCTTTCCCCCCATCTTCAACAATAGATTCGATAGCTTCTAACATTATCTTCGTAAAGAATTCTCTCATCTCTTTAACAAAGTCTTGCAGATTGCCAAACAACTCCACGATTTCGGGTACATCTTTATCGTTCAATACATTTACGTAGATAGTCTTTGTAGCACTATCAAGGTGACATATTGAACAAATTGGAACCAATGCTTTATGTTGGTCGAAGTCGTCAAGGTCTGCTCGAACCTCGATATCCATAAAGCTCGGTCTGTAAGATATATCTGCCGAATGATCTCCATGTTTTTCATTGAAGTTCAGTTTAAATACATCTTCAACATGCATATCAGCATGATACAATTGAGAACTGCCGTAAATTCGTTTATTCACGAAATCACTTTTAGTTCTCCAATCTTCTTTAGCCTGACGATACTCATCAATAATTCCAAGAACTTTTGCCATTTCATTATGACGAACTGAGTACTTAACTTTTACAGGTTCAAGCATATCTACAGGACAAGATAAACGGTGATATCCCAAGTCTTCTTTAGCTTTGAAGAATACATATTCAGGTTCATTCTTTATATGTATATTTCGACCACCATTGGAATCTGCTACAACGTAGAATAATGCATCTGGTCTAGATTTTTCAATTCTACCAGTTCTAGGATCACGTTTAATGTCTGCATTAAGATACAGCGTTTTCACCACGGATTCTATCATTTATATCTCCTTCAAGACTCCAGATATCAATATATTTATAGAAATTGTGTATAACGATCATGTCAACGAACTGTCTACAGTATACTGTGCTAGTCATCTCTCGTTCGCTAACATCGATTCTTCGACAATACTCAAATCTATTTAATTTGAGAGGGCATATTGAATAAAGAATTTTCAATATTGTACCGTGTTCACTCTTTAAATCAAATGTAGTTTCACTTATAAGACCTTCATGCATAGATCTTAATACGTTCTCATCAGATATGACTTTCATTTGAGAAACATATTTTAAGATCTCTGTAACAGATTTAGATTCTTTTAAGATATCTACATAGAACGAATCTGTATTAGATTGCATTATACATGGGAAACCAAATTCAAATGTCTCCGAATCATAGGAAACTTCAGACAATTTGTCAATAGTTTCCTTTCTAAATAGAGCAATGTTTATATTCATAGATTTTGAGATATGATATTTTTCAAGATTTTCTTTAGATTTACTTGAAAATAACTCAATATCTTTTGGAAAATCTGTACCTGTCATTGCAAGTTTTGCAGGATAGAATTCTTCTCCCCAAGGATTTACTTCTTGATCTATGAAAAATACCGGATGGACAGAACCATCACTCTTACTGATATAATGATATAGATACATTAAATCATCATTATTTTTACTCTTTCCAAATTTAGAAACGCATGTCAACATCTTTTTAAGTTTTAACTTGTAAGTTGTAACATCTTTTTTGGCTAAACATATTTTCATAGTTTTCCCTCTCTTATCTAATATGATGTTTTTCGTACAATAACATCATATTGATGACAAATTAGTAATTTAGGAGGATATTTTGTATAACCTTACCCTTAATAGTAAATACATTCTTTCCACCATTGGTGGTAGTGTTATAAATTCTACATGTATCGTAACCGGAATTATCAGTTATGATGAGTGTATTTCTGACGGATTTGATGTAAGATCTATTGCATTCAATGAAAAAGTTCTTGGAAAAGATGATGATACTTATCTTAAAAACAATTCATATTTCAAATGTCGCGAAGTCTCAGTAGACCCGGTTACACTTCAAATCGTTTTGGGTGATAATTATTTTGTTGTATGGTCTGACATAATTGATGCAACTCGTACAAATTATCTTGAAGAGACATATACTTTTAAGTTCAATATAAAAGTTAAACCATCTTCTACTGGCGATACAATGCCAATTTTAAATATTTTATCGGACGTTGAAACGTATCTCCGTGATAAATATAACTCTGTTGCAGAATTTATTGCGATTTCGGGAGATCAAGCAATTGAAGTTGATAAAATGAGAACTACTCTTGATGAATGCTATAAAGTTCTTCGAGGATTCCAATCATTTGGAACGTTCATACCAACTATTGAGAAACTTGTTTCTGATGAACTTTCGCTTAAGATTGTGGATATTCAAGATAACGTTGATATCCTTAGTGAGAAAATAACCACTATTGCGGCTGGATTATAATGAATAGTTTAGAAAATGAAATATTTGCCATTTTTGGTTTAGAATCTGAGGATAGTACGAGAATGAGTTTGAATAATTGTATTAATCGTATCTTCGATGCTAAATCTAAAAACGAAGATATCAGTTTTTCTGATGGCGAATTGACATCTATGATAAATTGGCTTGAGGAATTGAAAGAGCACCGTGACAATCAATCCCAACTACAGGAGAATAAAGTTTCATTAGATCATATCTCCCAGTGGAGAGATGACAATGCAGACTTTATCAATAAGACTCCAGATGGTAAAAAAGATAGAAAATCTCTTATATCTTTCTTTAAAGAGAAAGTTTATGAAGAGATTGATGAAGCTATCGAAGCTCATGAAAAGAATGAGAAGGATCATACTGAAGACGAATGTGGCGATGTTATAAATACTGTAGTTGCGTTGGTTAAAAATCTTGGAGTTTGTCCTGCTAAGGCTTCTAGACGTGGACATGATAAACTTAGACGCAGAGTGTCTGTTCTACGTGAAGGTGGGACATGGGACGATGCAAAGAAAGCTCATCCTAACTAATTTAAATATAGTAAAGTGTGGGAGAGATCCCACACTTTATAATTACTTGTAAATAAAAAAGATTTATATGTGGGGAATTACCCCCACATATATCATCGGTACTATTTTTTCACGAATGCAAGATCAACCATTTTGGAGAGAATCTGTGGTTGATATATGAAATCGTGTTCAACAAACTGACACTTTTCGCCAAGTATCTTAATTGTTGAAACTTTAGCACCTTCAGAAAGTTGCATTGGCGGGATATATGCCGGTGGCATAATCGTTGAACCGAACAGACCATTTGCCCACAAAGGATTTCCGATATACGAATCGATTGTGAAATCAAGACCGAGAGATTCGAGAGATACAACTGCAGAGTTCGAGAAGTCGATATCATCGAAATATCCATCAGCATCGCCCATATCAAGATCTTCATTCGTAATCATAACTGGAGCATTACCAAGATCGTTAAGGAACTTAGTATACTCATCTTTCATAGGATCGTTATCCGAAAGAAGGTTGTGATTAATATTGATACTGTTAAGATACCCAAGTACCTCTTTTGTAACTAGTTCGTCAGCTCGAGGTGTAATCCCACCCAGATCTACGGGATCAAGAGGCGTAATACTCTTCTTCATAGGTTGCTCCTTTTATGAAAAGATTGTTATATAGTACGTTCTCATCATACTATATATAATTCTAACTATCGTTTAAATATTCTTGAAAATAAACTCTTCTTTGGGTTGTTGACTGGTTTATACTTTTCAAGAAGTTTCTTACCGTCTTCAGTTGTTTCAGCATACTCGAATACTATAGAACTGATTAAATTACTATACATTCTGTCAATGAATATAAGTTTCATTTTCTCAAGATGTTGTACTATAAGTACATCATCTATTTCTATAAATCTTCTAACCGAATACTTGTCTAATAAGTCGATTTCATGTTTAGTCATTCCCCGCCACCACTTTTAATATGTGATCACGTTCCACTTTAACTCCATGATTTTCAAGTATAAACTCCATTGTCGCTTCTACAAAATCCATTTTCTCATACTTATTCTCGACATGCTCCGCACCAGATAATCCTTCTTCAGCTTTTAATTCCTTATGAAGTTTTCTAGCATATGGTTTGTCGATAGTAGTTTTAAGATTACTTTTTGAGAATCCGACAATATCGCTTAATCTTTGAGAATCTATATCACGATCAATACGTATACGAAGTTTAAATGATTCATCCGCATACTTCTGTAAAGATTCCATTAGTCTATCTCTATCTAATGGAAGATCTTTTTCGATAATTGTTTTGAAAACTTTAGCGCCAGTGTTGACAATAAATTCTCGTTTAAGAATAGTTTTGGCAACAGTGTCGTATTTGTAGAATCTAAAACCTTTATCTTCTTCTTCGCCATGATTATATCTTCCAAAACTACCATTTGAATCATATCTATCCTTACTACAAGGAGTGTGAATATGTCCAAAGTTAACAGTTCCGTGAGTTATATTCTTGAAATGCTTCTCATAGTTCCATATAGGTGAAGTCAGTTTCCTGAAAACTTGTTTCTTTTTTCCTGTGTACGCTAGATGGTCAAACATTCCATGTCCCATAACATGGTCATATTTGAAATCGATGTTCAGATATTTAGCGTAATATTCCTCAGGATCTGCCATATATTCTTCTGGGATAAACAATATCTTCATCCCGTAAATCTCATCAACTGCAACCTTACTATATATTCTAAATTTCTCAGAAATTCTGTGAGAGAATACATTTATTTGATTATCGTCGTGTGATTTTGTACCTTCAACTATTACAATAGTTGCTCCGGTATCGATTAACTTATCTACAAATCTATGGAAAACTGACGCTGCTGCAGAGTTGACATTAACTCTTTCATCTACAACGTCACCATTTACAAAAATTATATCAGGTCTTAGTTTTTCTATAGGTTTGAAAAAGTTATCTAAAAGGTTTTCCCATTGATATTGAGGATCTAAAGCTAATATATGTATATCTGAAATTGTCGTATAGCTAATTATTGACATATCTTGAACCCTCCCAATATAGTGTTTAGAGGGTTTTATAAATATAGCGAAAGATGGGGATATCCCCATCCTCCAACTATATTTATAATTGTCTCACCTATATCTAACTAGTAGGATTTATATCATCACCACCAGTAGTATCGATTTCAGGTCCACCACTCCCAGCATCAACAATGGTCGTTTTATCGTCAACTTTAATTCCTTTTTTACCCAGCCAACTAGCAGCTAGCTTGGTTAGAAGATTTGGAACGGTATCTCCTTTAACTTCAATACCGACAAATGAAGCTAGTATAGAAGGACTCAATATTCCCCAAAATCCTCCTACTAGGAATTTTATCCATCCGTTCTTTATCCAAAAGAGAATAAACGACAACGTTGCCATTGTTAAGATAATCCCAAGAAACAGACACACGATAAATAAAGCTAATTTTACAAAGAAATAATTTTTGTAATTTTTAAGCTTCATCAAATTCTTTGTATAAGTATCTACATTGAATTTATTTGAAGCAAATTCTCTAATTAACATCCATAAAAATACGCTAATAGTTACCAGAAAAATGTCAGATAAAAGTGCGACATCAATTCGACCAAAAAGAACGGTGCCAATGGTAGTATTAAGAGTTGTAATATCATCACCCACACAATCCCCCCTTCCGCGTCTATGTCGCTTTCGTAATTAATGTATGTCGTCTGTAACTTCAATGTGGTTTCCGCCGAACGTTCTATCGTTAACACGTCGTCGTTTATTCGCTTTACGAATGCTATTCAAATCATATTGTACTAATATAGTAATTCCTATTAAGAAAATCAAGAAAGAACTTATTAAAAGTATAATTATATGATACGAATCATATGCGTCAAACGTAGAATCGACTATCTTAGAGTTTCTGTTAAAGTTTCCTAGATGTTTTATGACTGTAGGATTTGAACTTAGAGTTTTAACGATATCGATTTTGGTTAAAACTATAAGCTGTCTAACATCTGGATTAACTCTACCATCATATAATTCAACTTTATCCCCAAGTAAACCACGTTTCCAGTTTATATAAGTTGCACAAAGTAATATTCCGCTAAGATCATTTACTTCATACGTTCCATCTAGAAACCGTTGTTTAAGAGAATCGATATCCAATTCTCGAGTATCTTTGCCATAATAATCGTAAATATATTGTTCAAACGATTCAAAAGTCGGGGAAGTGTTTTTGAGAATAGCCTTTGCAATATCGCTATACTCTTTATGATCATTTCCCTTATAAATGCTAATTTCTGTACCTTTAGTTACATCATCTAGAGGATATAATTTACTCCCATGTCTGAAGAAAACAATTTTGTCCCCATATGGGTCAATTTGAGTTCTTATCAGATTAGAAATAATTGAGGTTTCCCCTAATACTGCTTTATCGAAATCTTCTACAAGCTTGGCGCTATCGTTCTTAAAAACTTCATCAACTTCTCTAACGATCGATGCCGATGCAATTGTATTTTCTCTTTCCTTTTGAGAATACTCTTGCAATAGCAATGATGTTACATAATCCCATGATGACTCTTTAAGCATCAATTTGTGAACTTTAGACCTAACGACACTATCATTTGTTAGTCGATCTTTAGTCATAAATGCAACAAAAACTAGCAGCCCGATTGTAACTAAACCGATAAAAAATAGTATCGATGTGCTAAAGATGTTGTTAAATACACCTTTAATACGTTCAAACATTTCATTTTACTCCTGAGAGAACAAGTTAAACATAATTATTACCATTATTATGTTTCCTTACGATGAAACATATTAGTGTGATTAAAATTATTAGAGAGGTTCCAATGGCTGCTAAAACTACTAGAAATGAAGTTGAAAGAAAGGGGTTATCTAAAGAATACACCCTTCTTAATATGATCATAAAAGGGAATGAAGTTGATATCGAACGCCATACTCCAGGTATCATAAAACACATAGGCCCACATATACAAGAGATGTCTGCAGCTATGTCTACATCTGGTCCTGAAAAACGTATCGTGTTTACTAAGGTTCATGAAGATGCGTTTATTAAAGAATCCGGAGTTAAGGTTCACGAAATTGAAAAAGCTATTAAAGATTGTAAAATAATCGGAAAGAACTTTATCACATATTCAAACCCATTTTATATACTCATGTCTAATCTTATAAGTTATCATTATAAGAAAAAGACTATGGTTGGAAAAGGTGAAGTTGCAAAAATACTTACACTGTATCTTGCTCTTCGTATTTATAAAGCTGCATTCGGCGCGTTCTTTCCAAACTTTATTCCGAATAAAGAAACTATGGATGCTACGATTGAACGACTCGGTAGTAATAGATTTAATGTGAAAAAGTATAAAACTATGTTTAACACGATAGTTTACATTGCTGAATCGCATTATGAAAACTTCCGAGACATTCTCGAAGATCCAATTGATGATAATATCATATACTACATTTCAAACCTTTATGGTCGTATTAAACTTATGATGAGACTTATCTCCAATAAGTATTATGATAACCATAAGAAAGGTATCAAACAGACTACAGACTCATTACAGTCTGAAGCTGAAGATGGTGAAATGTATTTGAATGATGTTGAAAATGTTAGTACACTGATTGCTGTAAATAGTCGAAAAATATATTTATCGTTCGTATCAGATACTTGTGCTAACCCTAAAATACTACGAGGGGTTTGTCAACAAACCGAAGTATCTTATTCTAAGATGACTCTCACGATTAATCTCATACTTGAGAATCGTGAACCACTTGTTGAATCTCTCCTTATAAAGATGCTTAGTTATTTTTATCAGTCTGGTGGGAAAACTATCAAGTCTGTTAAGTTTATAAATAGTATGATTGAAATCTACAAAGTTTCAAATACTTCCGATGAGACAATTCTGGCTATAAAAGATGTACTTCACCAAATCATGGATAAGTATAGCGACAGTTATCGTAAAACTAACCACGCTGGACTCTTGTCAAACTTAAAAAAGACACTTCACATATACATTGCACTCTATGCAGTGGATTGCATGTAAAAAAATATAAGTATAAGGGGATTTCTCCCCTTATACTTATTGTCTATAAAATATCCACCTAGACTCGTCGTGGGCCTACGTTAACTCGTTAGAGTTGTGCAATCAATGCTCCCAATCTGAAAGTGTGCTCATATTTACATATGGTCGCATCAGACATCTTCGATTCTTCGCCAAGACTTATGTTTTAATGTTGCTGATCTATAAGAATGTCAACTGAACACGCAGCCCTAGTTATAGCAGTGTATATCCATCTACTATATTCAGGTCTGTACTTTGGCATCTCATCGATCACAAGTACGTCAGCCCACTCACTTCCTTGAGAAGAAGTTGTTGTAGCAGCCCATGCAAAGTCGCAGAATACCGAATCTCTTTCGCTTTCAATATCATCTATTCTTAAAGTTTTAAGATCTGGGACGAACTCTGTGTATCCATCAAATATTCTTCTATTGCACGTCACATCAAAATATATATCATTATCGTCAACAAACATTGGACGAGCTTTTATATTTATTTGATAATCATTTTCTATAGTTGAATCTTCGATAACTTCACATTCCATTCCATTTACTATACAAAGTTCTATTCCAAGATATTCGATAGATTTGTCATACCTATTTCCTAGAAACATAACCTTCTCACCTTTAACAGGATACTTTGAAGTTATACCAAGTTGTTCACGGATATGAGAGTTTAGATGTTTTCTAGTTTTATTTGTCCAACATAAAACCTTATTGTAATCTAACATTGGTTTTATCTGAGTTCCAAGTTCTAACGCTCTAGAGAACCCATAATTTCCAGGAAGAATTGGTTTTTTATTTCTAGCTATCATTGCTAAAGTTAATATTCCTGAAGTATCATCGGTTCTCATAACTTTATCTAGAAACACATCCAAATTTTCTTCATTTTCAATAAATGTATTCTTCTCGAAGACTGGAGGGAGTTGCCCTGGATCCCCTAATGCAATAACCGGAACTCCGAATGATAGTATATCATTCGTTAGTGAATCTCCGACCATTCCAAATTCATCTATAACTATAAGTTTTATGTTTTTTGGAATTAGTTGTTTCTTGGAAAAGAATACTGAGTTTTTATAAGGCTTAGCATTGTAAAAACTTCGATGTATAGTATTTGCCATATGACCCTTCATTCGAAGAACCGATACAGCCTTACCTGTTAATGCGCAGTATAAAACACTATTTGTAGATAAACCTATTGCTTCAATTATAGATCTCAAACATGTACTTTTACCAGTACCTGCCAAACCTCCCACGACAAACAGTTGTCGTTTGTGAGATTCAAGATAGTACCAATTCAAAGCTTTATATACAGCAGCTTCTTGTTGATCGTTTAACTTGAAACTCATGTTATTTCCTTCTTTTTATAAAATAACTCTCACATGAATGTTAATAGGTTAAAAAAAAGAAATAGGGGATTTCTCCCCTATTTCAATCAATTTATTGAAAATTCCCATTCAACTGTGTAATACTGATTTTATCAGTGCCACCAGTGATTGCAATCTTAATAAGTTTCGGAAGAAATTTGGAAACTTCAGTTTGAATTCGAGAAATAAGTGGACGAGCGCCTTGAGAAGGAATTACTCCTACTTTATAGAGGTGATCTACGAATTTCTTAGAACGAAGAGAAACTGTAATATCCGTTGTACGTTTAGTATCTTCCTCAATCAGCTTGAGATTATCATTAATGATTTGCTCAAATGCATTTCTTGAAAGAGATGGATAAACGATATGGTTTCCGCCAAGACGAGCGACTTCCTCAGGTTTGAATACTTTGAGAAGTTCATCACGGAGAAGATCAAGCGAAATATCATCCGTCTTTGCATGAAGTTCATCAGCATCAATTTCGATATTCTTATGGTCTTCGTAAAGACCATCAACATTACCGGCAATGAAGATAAGCATTTTGGAGAATACAAGCGGATCGCGTCCTCCTCCAACTTCACTCATTTCTTTGATAGTTCTTTCGCGAATATTCTTCACCATCGCAAGAAGGGGTTGAACATAAGCGATTCCCGGCTGTTTGATAATATCTGTAAGATTTTCGAAGTTACCATTTTCCCAAGCAGTACGATACATTTCACGGATCCCGAATGGGAACAGTGACGTCTGCGGATTACCTGAAAATTCGATGAAATCGAACAGAGGGTTAAGATCTTCGAACTTATTAACGTCAAGGAACTCTCTCAAAATATAATACCGTTTATTTCCGGGAATAGGTTGAGTATAAGGGTTCCATTGATTATTCATGAACGGCATCATCGGGGCGGTATTACCAGCCATTGCAGCCTGTTTAGCTTCTTCCATCATTTTGTCAAATGCGGATTGACTACTGTTCAAATCATATTTGTTCAGTTCATCTTCAAGATCTTCAATGTACTGATCATACTTGGAAAGAGTTGAAACTCCATTACCAAGACGGCCGTCACTAAGAAGGTTCCAAAGATCTGAGAAACGACCATTGTTATTTTTGAAGTCAATTTTCGTAACTTCATCAACAAGAAGGATACACTTCTCACGAGTATCATCAACCACATCAAACAGTTGAGATGCAATACTATGAGATTCTCCATAGAATCTACGATAGTTATTGCGACGACCATCTACAGCAGCAGTTGTACGGGATACATCGATCTCGCAGAAAACGTTATACATTTCAAGGAGTTTGACAAGGTCACGGATAAGTCCAGTCTTACCAATACCTGTTAATCCCCACAAACAGATAACTGTCGGTTTGTACAGTACGTCGTCAAAGATATACCACGTTTCGATCTTTTCCATGACCGAATCGATTTGTTTATCAATTCCACGATACTGTTTCTTAAGGATTATTCCGATCTCCTTAAGCTTCTTCTGCTTCGCTTCGATTTCCTTTATCATATAAACCTCCAAAGTTTAATTAAAGGACTTTAATTAGTTCACAATTGAAACACTTTTCATAGTGAATTTGTTAGATTCATCTTACCAATAACTATGGGTTCACTAACATCTCCGAAATCTTTACTTGCCAAGTTAACAAACGCTGTAACTTTAAAACTTCTTCCAAAACCCATCATTGCATGAGTGATCTTAGAAAAATCATATTCTCCGATTTTCTTGACACCATCATCATTATCGAGATAAAGATTGATGGATGCACCAAAGAACCCAGATATAGACAGAGCATTCATAATAGATCTTCTAAAAGCTCCTATAGAATTCGATGCAACGTATATCGCATTATTGTTATCAAATTGACTATTATTTAAATAGATTGAAATGATATCTATAGGTCCTTCTGAAACATTTATTTTTGGATCCATTGTTAGAGGATCAATGCTCGTCGACGGTATATATAGGAACGATCTCTTAATTGATCTATTGATGACTACTGTTTCATATCGTTTCAGTTTCTGATCGGTCCCATCCTCGTAATCAAATATTCTTCTGAAATTTATTATGTTTCCAAAGTATGATAAAAACCCTACATAATAAGACTCTATCATATCGATTTTACGTCTATCAACTTCTTCAAGAGTTTCGATATCGATTTTGTTAAGCTTTAGAAACTTTTTAAACGATGAAACAATTCTAAACTTTTCTAATTCTTCAGGTTTAGTAAAATCATGTCCTAGTCTATCATTAAGATATCTAAGTTTATTAATTTCATGATTTTTAATGTCCGTATGAATTCTGTAGTCAAGTTTTTTATTTCTTTCATCAAGATTAACGATATGTGTATGAATTTCCTTATAATTCTTCTTTACATACTCTAATATCTCAGAGTTTTCAATATTCAATTTAAGGAGTAATTCAGGAGTAATTGTCATCAATGCTAAATCACATTTTCTACATGAAGAAGGATTTCCTTCTTTTTGTTTATTAATGTAGAAGTGACCTTCTTTATCATCAGTACGATGAGTTTCACAGTTTGGACAACGAACTCTAATATGTGAATTATTCTCATAGAATCCTGGAAGTAGCTTACATTCATCTATCAATAATTTCGTAAATTCTTCGTGATTCATTTACTTACCCTTCATAATAGTTCTCGTATGTTAATATATAGGTATGTCTTGAGGTTAATAAATCTATATTAAGTACTCTTGAAACATCCTAATGTGACAACTAAAGAGGTAAATATGAAATTAGCAGATTATAAAGAAGCTTTGTTGAAAAGATCTTATGATCTTTATAGAGATAATAGTCTCGGTATAGTTCTTAAAACTGCCGATGATGTTGGTGAAAATAGATATGGGATATATATTCCTCGTCTTATGATGGGCATTCCTATAAAAGATGGAGTATTTGAAGAAGAAGTTAAACTCGATATATCTAAGTGTTTGAATAAAGTTAATACGAAATTTGGAGCAGATAAATGCTCGACATCAAACTTTGTAAAACTTACAATGTCTAAAGTTTATGGAATGTCAATGCCAAGACTTATTGAAGGTGAACAAGTTACAATTGGTGTTTTAGATCAGGATATCAATAGTTTATATATAAAACCATTCTGTAGAGATCAGTCTAAATTTAAACCATCCGATATAGCACACTTTGCAATTCCTGCTAGTGGAAAATATGCTGGTGAAGATATGTCTGACGATAACACATATTATCATAGATACGACTCTGTTAACCAAGTTATCAGAATTCACATGTCTAAGAAAAATGGTGAAGTTTCAGAGTATGATATCATCATAGATGGTTCTACAGGACAAATGTCATTGACAGATGGTAAACGAACTATATCTATAACCACATCGACTGATGAAGTTTCAATGATAAATGAAGCAGAGAGTACAATACTTTTAAGTGGTGATGCGATTCACATTAGTGCGAAGAAGATGTATATAAGTGCTGACGATAATATTGAAATTGAAAGTAAAAAAGGTGTTATCAAAATAGATAATGTTGAGTGGGAGAGTAAGAAATTTGACGGTAAGATTACAAACCTTTCACTTAAAGGTACAAAAATTACCGAAGATTATCAGAAAGCTGACATAACCAATAAAATGAGAACTGTTACATCTCCGACAATAATAGCTGACGCTAAAGTTTTAACTGTAACGGGTATGGTTGTTCCTGGAGGAATGGGATTTGGAGCACCTAGTGGTAAGAAACCTCTACCTCCAAAACCTCAAATTGATAAAAATGGTACAGCCAATTTCAAAGGGGCTGGAGGAAAACCTTTAGTTAAAGGTCCCGAATTAATCCAACTACTCACAGTCATGTGTGCACAATTGGATGCGGTTGCGGCAGTGCCTATACTTCCTGTTCCACCTATGGCAACTACAACACTGTCTTCTATGAGTTCTAAACTTATCACAACAAAGGTTAAAGGATAATATGAAACACAAAGGTATAATAGAGGGAAATTTCACAAGTACGTATAAACAAATTGCCGGAAATTCCCTACAATTTGAAAATATTTGCGAAACAACTTCAACGCTTTCTGAAGGTGAAGGATCTAGATACAATTTGAAATTGTGGGATATTGAGTTATTGACTACATATCTTCCAAGTATAATTGAGTCTGCGCATACTATGACTTTCAATTCTAAAGGAGAAGCTGAGAAATATTATCAAAATCCTCAGCATTTATCCAAAGCATATTACTCCACTACAGATTATTGGTATCTTATACTTGCAATGAATGGGTATACGTCAAGGTTTGATTTCAAAGATTTCACAGGATCAATATTGGTTCCCGATTCAGATTTTGTATCAACTCTGATTACAAAAATTGAAAGAAACCGGGACAAGAAATGATTTACCACGAAATGGATAAAGATCAGCTTGTTCAATATAAGATTGATTTAAAAAAGTTTGCTGACACTGCATCTAAATATCAAAGATCTGGACAAATTGTAAATTTAATCCACTTCATAGAAAAGAAAACTAAAGAAATACATTTTGCAATGTACATTCCAAATAATATCGATTTAGATGAGTTTGGAGATAACGATAAGAATTACTCTAGAAATATGATAACTAAGTCTGATAAACCATATATACTCGATACATATTGTTGTCGACAATATCATTATAAGAGCGATTCATTTAAAATTGTTAAATATCTACTAATGTCCGCAATAGTTGTTGAAGATTTGAAGGAATTTAGAAAACAAATTGATAAAATTTGTAAATTTGAAATACATGCTCCTGAAAAGCCTCGAGATACATATAGAATTGATTTAGGAATCGATGTCGTATATGGTACAAATTTTTCTAAAAATTATCCTGATGATCCAAATACTGTAAACAATTCATTGTCTACATTATACTGCGATGAGTTTGATAGGTCTGTGATTGATGATCCTGAAACTATAAAATCTATACATGACATGTTTGACGAAAATGGTTATGCTGATGTATTTATAGGATCTGAGGATTTTAAATCTCCTATACGATTAGGATTCGAACACTTTCCTATAAAAATGAAGAAGTTGATAATTTATAGATATCTTAAAACATTTATAAATGGTACATCTTTGAATTTTATATCTACCGAACAAACATTGATAAATGATGTCTTTGTCGAATCCACATACTTAAAATAATATACTGCGGGAATTCCCGCAGTATATCTATTATCTGAATAATTCTCTGAAGTATTTGAAAGTAATATCGACGATATAACCTTCAGGAAGTTTTTTGAAGATAGGATGATTCTCGATTTCAGTTTCGTTTACATGAACTGTATCACCAATTACAAGACGAATCTTCTCTTTATAGTATAATTCGCCAAGTTTGTTTTTCAGATTACGCATAACCCCATTAACGTCAGTAATATCATCTTCAAGGACAAGTCCGATGTTGATACATTTGATGTACGTATTACTGTACATGTTTTCTTTATTACGGTAGTTTCCATTAGTTTGCCATCCAAATGGAACTACTTCAACTATACTGTCATTGTCTCCAAGATAGTTGAATGACATATTATTTGTGATAAGAGTTTCCAATAGGTCAGGTTTTTTGTTCAACATCGTCACGATTATGAATTCAACCTTACCGTCAAACTTCTTGTTACAAAATCCTTTGAATAATTCTTTTTGCGTAGGCGTTACAGTTATCATATAAATCTCCTTATTTATCAAAAAAATAGAGTAGGGATTACCCCTACTCTAATATTCTGATCTTATTCGATAATCATTTGCTTTTTGAGCAACTTATCATGAACTTTCGTTCCGACAATTTCAACATATTCGTTATAACGAACGTCGATATCGTAAAGATTTTCAGCATCTTTATCAGACCATTTTGGAAGAGCTACGAAAAGAAGGTAACTTCTAAGCATATGCTTTTCGCCAACGTTGATATGTCTGCCGATAACTTCGGAAGTTTTAGATACAAGTCTGGTAAGCTCATCAAACAGGAACAGGTAAGAATAACTGTTGATTGTCGCGATAAGTACTTCACGAGCATCATAAGAGTTCTTATCCGAGAAACGTTTAAGGAACTCATCACGATCGCGCATAACCGCAGTATCGTTATACATAGTGAGAGAGAACCAATCTTTCATGATAAGTTCTACAACCGTTGCATTGAAACGATCTTTCAGATATTTGTGATCAAGATGCAAATCCTGTTTTGCACGTTTATTCTTTTTCTTCTGCTCTGCACGAATTCCAAGGAATTTGTGTACAGCTTTACGACCAACGAGTTCATTAAGATTAACAACATGATTTGTGAGAAGAAGATCTCCACGAAGATCATCGTATTCACTCTTAAGTCGTTTGATCTCAATAGCTTTCATTGTACGAATTACACGGGTTGCAACTCTTGTAACTTCACGTTCTTCGAATGAAGGTTCGTTAACATCACGAGAATCACGGTTATTTGACACAAAGAATGTCATCGTGTTTACAAGTTTAAGAACTTCATCTTCGTAAGTTTTCTTACCTGTAGCGAGAATATTTGCAATATTATCATCTTCGCAATTAGATGCAACACGACGTTTGATATTTGCTGCGATAAGGAATGACATGAGAGTTCCCTCTACATATTCAATTCCAACTTCTTCAGCAAGAGTGTCAACGTACTCTTTGATAACCTTTGAGATATCATCGTTTACGTATTTGAGAATCTCTTCCTGATTCTCTTTAACGTATTCGATATATTCATCGTAACTTTTCTTCATTTCAACGAGAATGTTTCGTGAAGAATTGTATACGTTCATCAGTTTACGAAGCTGTTCATCGCGATCTTCCGCATCACTTTCAACATCTTTGAGATTCTGGCGAATGTCTCCCATGATATTTGCATGCATCGTAAGGAAACTTGGATCCAAATTCAAATTGTTTTTGATGACATGGAGTTCTTTAGCTGTAAACGTTGGAACTCCGAGAATCCCATCATCTTCGAGAGAAAGATTATTATACTCTATGGCTTCAACAACTTTACCGTCATCGACAACGTCGCCGTTTTCATCATATTCGATTTTATCGAGATCTTCAGCATCTTCACCTTCAACCACGACAGTTTCTTCAACAGCTTCATCAGAAGAAGTTGCAGTTTCGATTTCAGCAGTTTCCTGAACGATAACTTCTTCTTTAGTTTCGTTGCTCATATTCTCTCCTAAATAAGGTTTAAATTAATACAATAGATTGTTTTACGTGTAATAATAAAGTAAGAATTTATCATCTATACGTAATATGACGTCTCATCCAAATAAACCATACATAAAATTTATCAACAATGAAAGAATTGTCGATACGATTTTTGATAAACTCTTTGGAAGGAATATCAATTATCGTTGAGAAATTATGTCGTCTTTTCGAAGGATACCCATATTTACAGAAATTGACCACTACATCTTCAAAGTACTTAAACTTCAGTACTATCGGTTTATTGATATCATCGTTATCATAAAACACGATACTGAAAAACATCGGTTCTTTCTCTGGACCTGGAGTTATTAATGCAAATTGTTCAAGTGCATTCATAACCACACGTTTTATAGAGAGATCTTCGTTTAATTCATTTACCGTGAAATCTATACGATGCTCAACAAGTTTGTCAAATAGTTCGAAAATTGTACAATCAAGTTTCGCAAGATCCGGAGTTTTAATTTTGATTTCTGGATTCATTACGTTTTCTCATTTTCTTGAACAAGTTTTTAACTTCAGGATCATTGTCATAAAACCCTTCATTATGAACTGCCTCATGTAGAGTATGTCCAGCCAATCGTACAATAGGACAATGATCTTTTAAGAAACCAATGTCAAACTTATTGTTACGATAATAAATTGCTCGAATTCTCGAACAGGGATCATACTTAGCACGCTTATCAAATCCTTCAGTTTCAAGAATTTGAAGACGTTGATCTCTCGGAAGTTTTATATACGACATGTCTTTTTCAAGATCATGATGTGAACTATGTTTCCGAGGGCGTTTTTCAAATTTCCACGCATCGTCTTTATTAGGATATCTGTGTGAGATATCCTCTCTTGTTGGATTTGGACGTTTATTAAAGCCTTTTTGAAATCTTTCACTAACCATTTTAATGATCTCCTTTTAAGAAGTTTTCTAAATTTGTTTCAATTCTTATACCAAATTCCAAAGCTTTCTTAAACTTCGTATTTGATTCACCGTCAACACCTGCAAGTAATATTGTTGTACTTTTGGTTACACTGTCTGAAACGGTGTATCCGCGAGATTCTAGTTCTTTAATTAGATCTTTGCGACCTATATCAAATGTACCAGTCATTACAACAATCTTACCATTCTTATTTACGCTAGATGATTTAGATCCCATAATCACTTTAAGTTCTTTAAGTAGATTATAGTTATCACCCTCATTCAACCATTCCAATAGAACTCTACAAACTGAATACTTCTGCTGATGCTGAAGATCATCTTTGAGAGTATCAATTGAAGTTAGATTGTAATTCTCAAGAACACGACGTCCGATCCCAGTAAGACCAATACCTTTTATGATATCGACATCTGAAACATTAACCTTTGACAGATTAATTGCATTCATAAAGATTCCGACTTTACCATCAGCAAATCCATCGATAAGATACAATTTTTCTTCAAGTCCTGGTCTATAGAGATCTACGATGCTTCGGATAATTCCAAGATTGTACGCCGCTTCAATTGCTTTGAAACCAACATCTTTGATATCCATAGTTTCAATCCAATGGCAAATTCTAGCTATTGCAATTCCAGGACAACTTAATTTATTTGTGCAGAATAAATTTCTACCTTCTCTTATAAGTTTAGTTCCACAAGATGGACACTCCGTTGGAATTAGTATAGGCTGAGTCCTATCCCCATCATCTGAAATTTCTACAATTTTTGGAATTACATCATTTGCACGTTTAATTACAACTGATGCATTTTTGTAAAATACATCGCCAAATTCTTCCATATGAGCGACATTGTTCAACGTTGCTCTTGAGATTTCGATATTTGCAATTACGACAGGATATACAATTCCTGTAGGAATAATTCTTCCAGACTTTCCAATACTGATTTCAATAGTATTCAATTTCGTTTCCGCAGTTCTCGCTGGCGGTTTAATTGCGATATTGTAATGGTGATAAGCTGAAACTTTCTTTCTAGAATCAATCTTTTCTTGAAGTTTCTTATCATTTACAATAAAAACCATCCCATCGGTTTCATACTCGAATAAATCTCTACCTTTTTCGATATAATTTCGCATCACATCTTCGATATCATCTTTACCAATGAGTAGATGATCCACGACTTCAAATTCCAACAGTCTTTCCAACATATCAAAATCAAATATCTCTTCGCCATAATTTTCACCATCCATAAATGGTTTGTCATCAACTATAGCTTGATATGGCATGAATTTTAGATACTCAGTGTTTTCGCCGGATTTTATTATCCCTGCGGCAACGTTTCTCAAAGGCATATCTTTGAAAATGGTTTCACCGTATTTAACTGGTATATAGAATTCGCCTCTGACTTCAAATTTCTTGCACCATTCGCCATCTCCTCGGAAATCTAATTGCATTGGCACATTAACAATTTCTTTTTTGCCTATGAAATTTATAAGTTTTCCATTTTTCCCGTCGCCACGAGTTGAGCCGTAAATAAGTTTACCACTCCCAGAGTATACTATAGATCCTGCGATACCATCGATTTTAGGTTCAGATAATATATCTGCATCGGAAGGGATATTGTTTGATATAAACCATGATTCAATATCATCTCCAAATTTCAACTTACTCATAGATAACATTGGAATTCCGTGCACAACGGTATCACTTACGGTACTTGCCTCACTTCCAACTTTAGTGAAGTAAATATGTGTAGGATTCATACTTCTAAGAGTATTTTCCATTGCATCAAAATCTATATCCGACATAAACGGTTTTCCTTCATAGTAGGCATCCTTAGCCTCCATGAGCATTGTATACAACTCTTCCTGATTTTGTATCATATAAACCTCCAATATTAAACTCGGTCCTAGTTCCCACTATAGTATATACATTTAGAAGTTGTTTTTAAAATACTAAAACATATGTTCGGCTAAAACATACTAATGTAAAACTAAATTAGGTGGTTGAAATGGCTATTTTAACTAAAAAGGATTTTCAAAATCCTGTAGATCTGCCTAAGAGAAATATGGATGTTGAGCAAAGATTGCTCGATGAAGCGCTTATTGAAAAAAGAGATGTTAAGATTACCAATCTATCGAAGCTTCATGGTATACGAACTGAGGTTGTATACTATGAGCAGATGATTAGTAATCGACAAGGCAACCTTGTAAACACATCTCCATTGAATCAATTTGATCAAAATTCTACTAGATTTAGAAGAATTAAAGATTTAGTTCTGTTAACGGAGCCGCTTGATTCAAGTGTCGATAAAGATGCGTTCACTGATCTTACTTACGAGGGAACTGCTAAACTTCTTCCTAATACTTTAATCCCGAATATTGGGGATTATTTTATCATGGAAGTATTTAAAGTTTTCCATGTATTTCAGATTACTGAATCTAATCCAACTCTTATTGAAAAAGATTCAGGTTATGAGATCCGGTTTAACATGTGGAGACAAGACATAATTCCTGAGAATTGTGAGCTTAATCAATATGTTAAGGAAGACTATTCGTTTGTATACAATCATGTAGGCACAGAGTTTAGAACTATTCTTAGAGATGATGAATATCGTTTCATTCAGAGTTCTAGAACTGTAATGTATGATTTGATCAAAACGTATACTTTAGAGTTCTATCATAGAACTCTAAACACTATCATGTGCGATGTTAAAGCTTTGAAAGAAGACGTTCATTCTAAATTAATGGCGTGTGTTTCAGAGAGTTATACAAACATGATCGGAAGTGTTTATACTGAAGGTCGGTCAATCTACGATATTGATCTTGTCAGTTTCATAGTTAGAAATGAATTATTTTCTGCTAGTGAATACCTCCACGTTCTGACTGAGCATCTTAAATCAAATAAGGTTCATTATAATAAATCTATATTTTCAGCAATGGAACGTAGAGATATTAGAAGATTCTTGTTCAGATTTCAGAGAATGGCTTATATGACTTCAAATCGTCGAGATACTTCAAATCTCCTTCATGGAAGATTTGTTATAGAGCATGATATTGAATGTCAGAATAACTGTAGTACGTTCAGTTTATTCCCTGAAAACTTTGTTCAAAAACTCACAACTTATAGTAGTGATGTCATGTATGCGGCAAATCCTACTTATACAAATGTGAATGATGCGTTTATAGATATAATATCTACGTATCTAAACGAACCCGATCAAACTAGAAGATTGAATATAATTGTTAAAATTATGAGAATCGTTATTGAAAGTAGACTTGATAATTTCATGTTTACAGACGATTATGATTATTCATATTTGACATTCTATACATATCCTCTGGTTATTTTTGCTCTTAAGTATGCGACGAGAGAGTTATCTTTAATTAAGTACGATAAGGGGTAAGATATGCGAGTTAGTATTGAAGATCTTGATCCTAGTAACTTTGATCAAGTTATGGAAGGATTGGATATATCGACATCTCCGGCTGCTATGGCAGGAGGACCTTTCGGTGGAGGTATAACTACCGTTGGAAGTTCAAGCGATAATAATGTTTCAACAATTACATCTGATAATAGCTTGGACAATACTATAGCTGAAATGTTTGGACCATCTGAGGATGATGAAACTCATTCTATCGAAGATAAGTCTGTCATTAAGCTATCTGAAGAAAGTCTTAAAGATTTGGATAAAGTTCTTTCTGAGTTTGAAAATACTGAAGAAAGTTCTGATTTTGCTCAATTAATTAAAAACCTTATTGGTTAACCCCGATAAAACAGAAAGAGGCTATTATGTCTACAAAAAGAAGACCTGGAAACACTGGAACTGCAATCCCTGCAACTGTTACCGTTGAAGGTACTGATGCTCCTGTAGTTGAAACTGCAACAATCGAAGGAACCGAAGGTCAGGCTCTTGAAGCGGAAACTTCTACAACTGGCGAAGATGCTGCTCCAACTCCAATTCTCGGCGGTGAAGGCGTTTCAGCAACAGTTGAAACCACAGCTACTGATGCGGCTCCTACAATCACTGAAGAAACTGGTTCTACTGAAGGTGAAACTACTGCTGAAACTACATCTACTGATGCGGCTCCCGCAATTACTGAAGAAACTGATTCGGATGAAACCGGTGAAGAAACTGGCGAAGATGCTGAAGAAGAATCTGAAGAACTTTCTGAAGATGACAAAACCTTCCTTAACTCTTCAATCTTTGTAAGCGTATGGAACGGTAATCTTCGCGAATACTTTGGCTTGAAACTTGTTTCAGACATTATCAAAATCGTTACAGAAAACGATCTTCCTTACAAATACGTTGCAGTTGAACAGGCGTTCATCAAAGAACGTATCGTAAAGCTTGCAGGAATTTCTTCTGAAACAAAGAAACTTGTTGTAACTTCTAAATAAGGTTTGTTATGGCTTCTATGAATCCTAATCCTTATAAGGATTTTCTATCTACAAGACTTCCCGACATCGACGAATTAGATGATAGATTTTATGATATCAATACCGTGTTAAACGTGGACATTGATCATCGAGGATATATCTACGAAATAGATGCTCATGCTCCATTTAGAGGTATTGCATCTGTTAGAGCGGTTATAAATATTCTTAATAGAGATATTAACGTAATTGTTTCCGATTCTGATTTGGTAAGGTTAAGGAATAGTATTGTCTTCTTCAATGAATACTTCTGTCCTAGTAAGGAAAATACTACGAGTTGTAAACCAGCGTTTACAGCTTATGATCGTGTAGAATCAAAATACAGATCTATGGTTGGTAGAGTTGATAAAGATTTTGATATTGAAAATCCTTTTATTGACAACGTGTTACTTGGTATTGTCGATGAACAAGAATCTGAGAAAAGTTATTCAAATTCTGAATTCGATGATGCTATAGAGCGATACATGTCAAATCAAAAGGCTCAGGAGAATTCTATAAAATCTAATATGTATGGAAATTCGGGATCGCAATATGCGCAACCGTTTGTTAGAATGCATACTTCGTTTTGTAGAAATATGCATCATGATCCTGTAGATTTTGATGTGTATGAGAAATGCTATGAGAACGTAGAGTACAAAGTTTGAAAAAAAAAGAGAGAGGGTTAATACCCTCTTTCTTTTTTCGCTGATGAAAATCTATTTAAGATCTTCTTCATTGTCGGTAACTTCTGGCTTCGGATCTTCACGATCCGTCTTTTCATTGAAAGAAGCATTGCAGTTCCCTGTAACTGCGGTTTCGAACGATAGACCCTTCACATTCAATTCCCCGAAGGTGATTTTCACACCTCCGTTAAGTTTACCGTTTCCGCTCACATCCTCTGTGGACTTGCGTCCCTTTGAGTAATCTGCATTGGTTTCGGCTCCGGATCGCATATTAAAATCCGAAGTACGGGAAACTTTAATCCCGGTTATGGTCATCGACTCCATTTCAAGTCCTTCAACACTATCGGCATCGATATCCAACTTGAATGAAGCGAGGATTGAGTTCATGATTCCGTTCGCGATTTTGTTCTTGATACTCATAGTAGATCCTGTTCCTGGTTACTTTGAACCATAGAAAAATTTAAATTAGGATTATAAATACTCTTATCTATATCCTTTATCGTCACTTAATATAGATATAAAAAGCGAGTTATTACAGAAAATATATAAGTAGGGATTTCTCCCTACTTACACTATTATTTAACTCATGCGTATAGAACTATACTTTTCCCGAATCTGTTCACTACTTAATCCCGAAACAATTTCCTGAACAGTGAAATCGTCTTTATTTGGAACTTTTATTTCTTGATCATCAAATCCCATCGACAATACGACTAATGGATTAGTTTGAACTGGAACACGAGGGGTTATAAGGTTCCCAGTTTCCAAATCAACATCGTCAAGTAATTCTGCAGCTCTTCTATTAAACCCTTCAGTTTCAGGAGTCTTCCACCGAATTGTAAATATTCGGGTAATATCGCTGCAATCGTACTCAATAGTCACATGTTTTTGGAAGAAATCATTTCCAAAGATTTCTTTAACAAATTCATCAAACTTATTCAGATCTCTCACAATCATCATGATATATGGTAGAGATCCGCAAGAACCATCTTCACTTATTGGATCACCTTCACACGATGCCATTGGAATTAAGAATAAAGGGTATTCTTTCTTCATATACTTGATTATATGATAAACACCCTTGTCAACATTAAACGAAATTGGAATCTGTTCGTGATGTGTTTTACCAAATGAGTCTATTACGTGTTGAGTATTCATCCGATTTTCCCATTTAAATTTTGAGTAATTATTATAGAATCTTGCATGCCTCTGGACTTCAAGTCAAGAGTTGTAGAGTTGCCATAGCAATTCGCAATAACTTGACGACCTTCAGTTCTGAAATCAATAAATCCTGCAGAGATTGGTTTACCACTACATTTGCCTTTAGCTGCATCAGAGTGGTTTATAAGTTCTGGGAATATATAATATTCAGATTTTTCATACATTATATACTTCATCTTCAGCATTAGAACTCTTCTCCTTGGTATAAATGGCGTTTAAGTCTTTCAACGTCAGCATTAGCATCAAACAGATTGAAGTATATAACTTCCTGAGTGATAGTCTTCATTGTCTTATTGTTTGTATCACTTGGTTCATGAGTAATCTCAAGTACAACACACTGCGGGATATTTCCATAAGCCCGTTTTAAACTTTTAATGATTTTATCATGACTCAAACTTCTTGGGTCACGACAATGGAAAGATGTAATCTTACGACTTTCCAAACAAATTGAAAGGGATTCATTAAGAATCCCCATGTTATTCTGTGGAATTATTTCCACAAAGTTTCCCATTTTTCTAATCATCTTAAACCTCCGATATTAAGATAAACTGTCAATACTTATTTCAGACAAGTCAACTAAAACATTCTTATTAGCTAACGACTCAGGATTTTTAAATGCACCTGGCATTATAATCATATCACTTGCAACTTCGTCAAACTCATCACTATGAGTGATGATTAAACATTGTCTAGATTCAATTTCTTTTAAACGATCTTGAATCATTTCAATGTATAACTTTCTACGTCTATGATCAAGAGTTGCATCCATCTCATCTAAACGTAAAACTCTATACGGTTTATTTTCGGAAGCTACACTTATAACTGCCATAGAGATTGCTAATGATAACAAAGCTTTCTCTCCAGCACTACACTGATTCGCATCAGGAATTATAGAATCATCCTTTCTAATGATTATAGGAAACTCTCTTGCAGTCTTACCTATCTCAAATTTTTCAATTTTAAGATCTTTACCGTTTAGAGATTCCATATATTCATTAGATTTGACATGAACTCGTGTAAGGAAATTGTTTATAAACAATGATGGGATTCCTGTTTTAGGATTCCATGCATCTTGGAATAGATCCAATTCTTTTATTGTACTCAACAATCTATCTCGGATATCTATAAGAGATTGTTTTGTAACTATAGAATTATTTAAAGATTCAATTTCTCTAGAGCAATCGTCTCTTTCTATAATCAGATTTCGAAGATTTATATCCACCTGATTTATATACTTTGAGATCTTTTCACGATAATACCAATCCTTACAGATAAGCTTCATCTTCTCATTTGTCTCTTTGAAACTAGAAACTTGTAGATTGTATTCATTTACGCTATCTCGGATAGATCCAATTGATTCGGATAATTCCTTAAGAGTAGAATGATCTTTAAGAAGTTGCTCACCTTCAGTGTAAAGCTTACTTCTTTCAATCTGTAATGAGTCGATTGAGTTATTTAGATTAAGAATGTCTCCATTCATATTTCGTATAACTCGAAGAGAAGATTCTTTTTCTTTAAGAGATTTCAGTTCGGATACATAGATCTTCACCTGATCTCTTAAAGATATGAATTCTCTAATTGATTCCATATCTCTAGTTAAAGTATTTACATGCGAGATTATAGTTACAATCCCTTCACTTAATACATTTCTCATATGATTTGGAAGCATTACTATGAAATTTTTATCTCTCATAATCGCATGATCTACATCACTAGAATGACTTACAGCAATTGCAATATTGTTATGCTCATCACTCATACGATCCAGTTCAGCAGCGATATCGCTCTTACTTCTATACAAATCATCAAGTACATCTGAAAGTTTTTCAACTTCTGTATCAGGCGATAACAATCTTTTTATTTCAAGTACAACTCCACACTTAAGATTCTCGCACCATTCAGGAATCTTATTTAGGATTGAAGGATCTAGAGGACTATTCTTCAACAGAGATATTCTTTCAAGAGTCTTACTAACTCTATCTTCAATATCTCTCAATCTAGAATTTACAACACTAGTTTCTTTATCTGAGATATTTGAATAGTCTGAAAGATTGTCCATCTTCTCCATTGGAACTAAATCTGTAATACGTTTACATTTATCAATGATAGTTTCGATTGTATTGTAAACGATATTGAATTCGTTTATCGTAAAATTGTCAGATAGTTCTTCTAAGAAGTTGTAAGAATTGATATAATTCTCAATAACTTTATTAGCTTCAAGAATCGATTTCTCAATTCTTTCCATCATGATCCCGATTTCAGGAAGAGAATCTCCAGTATCATCCAGCATTCCAAGAGTATACTCGACTTCTTTAAGTCTCATACGTTGATCTTCTATCATTCTTGAAACATTTCCTAATTCAGAATTAACGATCGTTATACGATTTTCACAATCTTTAACATCATCTATTAACTTCTGTGGACCATCTGCTGTAAGATATTTCATACTTGCGGAAGATAGCTCAACTAATCTTTCATAATGGGAATTGAGAGTTTTACGATTCTTAGAAATTGTTTGAATATTCTTTCTAATGAAATCATCTGTCACATTCGCTAGACCGTCTAGAATTATCGAAGTTCTCATACGAACTTCTTTAAACTCTTCAATACGATCATTTACAGTTTTAAGACGAACTTCAAGCATTTTCTTATCGGAAGTAACTTTCTCAATTGAAATTCCTCCAATATCATTTTCAAGCATTCTAACTTGTCTGTTGACGCTGTTGATACGCTTGAACACTGCTTTATATGCATCCATGTATTGGCTGATATCCGGTAACCATGTCGATATATATTCATACCGAACGCTTGGAGTCATAGAGATAAGAGAAGTTATTTCAGGAGATAAGTATCCTACATTCTTATAATTTTTACTTATACCGAATGTACTTTCAAGAATCTCCTCATATGCCGATACTAAACCGCTAGGATTCAATTCAACTTCTTCTCCTGATTCCCTATCAACACGAATCATACTACAGTTTGTAGATTTTTCTCCATAGATTATTCTACACTTATAAAGGTAAGGGCCGTGATCTCCATCTTCATCCGTGGTTAGCAGATCAACTTCTTTCAAACCTTCTTTACCTGGAACTATAAGGGTCTTCTTGCGATTGTTTGTACTCTCGTTTGGTCTTGGACTCCAAGAAGTTATAAGAAGTGATTTACCACTACCGTTCGCTCCGATAATAGTTATGATATTATTTTTACTACCATACCTATCTATCTCAAAATCATCTAGTCCGAGATCCGAGAAGTGAGCAAAGTTCACTAATCGTAATCTTACTATTTCAAATGAATAAGACATATATTCTCCATTGTTTACTCTAATAGTGTGTCCATGGTTTAATATATATCTATGATTCATTTTAGAAAAAAAAGAGGCGTGAATAATCACACCTCTTCCGAATTACATCATTGGAGCAGAAGCTTCATCTTCAGGAGCAATAGTCTCATCTGCAGCTTTAGCTTTACGAGCTTGTTCTGCATCATATTCCTGACGAGCCTTTTCAGCGGCTTTACGAGCTGCATCTGAAGCTTCAATTGATTTTAGAAATTCTCCATAAGAAGGGTAAGAAGGGTTTGGGTTTGTGAAAGGATTTCCTCCAAATCCATTTCCAAAACCTCCACCGAATCCTCCCATTCCACCCATCATCATCGACATTGGGTTAGGAGGAAAAGGCATACTTGCAATCACTGCTTTCGCCTGTGCAGCGGCGATTTCGGCATTCGTCTTTTCAGAGTTAATTGTGTCTTCTGGGGTTGTAAAATCGATTTCGATTGTAATCCGTTTACCAGTAGAACTGATCTGTACTCCTGGTGTAATTCCTTCGTTTGATTCCTGAAGAGCGGCGATTGCAGCAGTAATATAGGTGATCAAAGTACTCATAATTGAGCCTCTTTCTTTTAATAAATTATTGATGTATTACGACCATTGTAATACCTCTGTCATAATTAAATATATATCTATAATCTATTTTGATAAATCATTGTACAATATATCGTAATATTAATAATTGGAGAATACAATGGAAAATTTACCATTTGTTGACAGACTTGAAACTATTGAAACAAATATCGAATTGTTTAACAAAACTAGAGCTAATTATCTAAATTCAGATTTTTTATCTAAGGTTCATGGGGAAATTGATCATAATACTGAGAAATTTCTCGATTTACTCAAATATATTTCTAAAATATTGTTGGAGGATTTGAGTTTTTCAGACGATAAGAATTCTAGAATGCTTAAGAAAGAACTTGAAGGATATGTTTCAAGTTACCCTTATGAAGTAGAACTTCAACAAGCTTTTGATTCCAAGAACCTCGAAATCTATGAGGATCAGATAAAGAAACTCTTTAGACACTATAAATCTGAAGGATTTACTTATGATGACATGATGAGACGTCAAGGGGTTATCTCTGGCGATGACATGTCTAAAGTTCATGAAGTTATGGAATTCTTTAAGACTTTTAAGAGTTCCGCAAAACCATTAGAACGATCTACAATCATATCAATCGATGAATATCGTAAAATGGTTCTTGAGAAGAATACTTTTTGGTCCAATGGGGTAAAACGATATTCTGCTTCTGGAGAAGGTAACTTCTGCGGATATCTTATGGATAAATATAAAGGTAATGTAAATGCTCAGTATCATCCCGCAATGTGTACAAAATTCAATGAGACTGATGGGATTAAAACCATTCAATCTATTCAGCATGAATTTGGACACCTCATGTTGAGGGAGACTCTTAGAAATCATATAACTGATAATAAGATTCATTGTATGGATATCGTTTCTGTTGCAATGGATGAAGCTCATGCATTCCTTAATCAGTTTTATATCTACCCAAATAGTGGTCAGTGTAAGTATAGCGATTATAATAATCCTATAAAACATGAACGTAGAATATTTAATTCTCCTCATTTCTACAATGAACACGTTTCTGTAAGATATGAATTTGAAAAGAGTATGATGGATAATCCTGAACAAGATCCTCAGAAACTCCTTACAGATATATCTATGACTATTCTTGGACATGATACATCATTGTTCCAAGATGTACATTGGACACATGCACATATAGGTTATTTCCCTGCATATGCTGTAGGTCATGTGATTGCTGCTCAATTGTATGAGTCTAAATACATTCCGTTTAAAAATGACATTGAAAAAGATTTTAAGTTATCTGAGGAATTAGATATACTTGATGACAATGAATTTATACAGTTTGCAACTGGGAATGAAATCAACGTTTATAGTTTCGAACGATTTTGGAGATAATTATATAGTAGGGGAGAAATCCCCTACTATTAATTTTTTAAAATTTAATTCAAGTATATATTTAGTAATGAGTATAGTGTTAAGTGAACACTAAATCTATTATTAGACAATGAGGGATTTATGCCTTATATAGACACCATTGACATTGGAAAACTTTCCGGTTCTATCAAAAAGTTGAAAACCATCCATGGAATTGGTCACAAAGAACGTAAAGTTATTTGGATCGAACCATTTATAAAGGGTAAAGATAAAGATATCGTTGTAACTAAAAAATATGAAGTTGTTGAACGAAAGAAGGACTAAATGGAAAATTTTGGAGACTTTTGGATCATCGCCGCATTTGCCACTACTGTCGTAGGTCTTTGGAAACTTCTCCCGAAGATGTCGGATCAGACTCGTAAACTATATTCTGGTGCGTCACGTGCTGGATATATGTTTGGAGCAACCGTTGCAGTATCACTGTTTCTGTCATTGGTAAACATTCTTATATGGCCTATCGTGATGTATTTTGAACTCAAACATCCCTCTAATAAGGCGTAGGGAGAAGAAGAGCGATTACTCGCTCTTTTTTTATATTGCTAGGGATATTATAGTGCTCGAAATAAATAATTCAAACCTGCAGTTTGATTATATATTTAAAGATGATACATGGTAAAGTATATCATTTATCAGTCTGGTATTTTTAACAAAATCTATTTGGAGGGACATTCTATGTCTAAAGTTACAATCTCTTTCGAAGAACAACTTGCAAAACTCGAAGAAAAATTCGGCGTGCCATCAAGTGATGCAGCAAACGTATTCAGTAAATACAAAGAAACACTTGTTGAAATGTGCCATGAACAGGCTGATGCTTCTGCGAAATCTGTCGAATTCCAAACTCTCTTCGGTACATTTGGTTTTGAATGGGTTGAAGAAGAAAAACGCGTAAACGGTTCTGATGGCGTTGAATACAATGCTCCAAGCCACTACATCGGGGCATTTGCATGGCCTGTATTCCTGTCTGATGCTATCAACTATCTCGTTGATTTCTCTGAAGTACCTTCGGCTTCTGAAATCAAAGCTTCCAAAAAAGCTGCTTAGTATCGTAAATGTTAGAGGGAGAAATCCCTCTAACATTTTTTTTCAATATAATCCTTTGTTTATATATAATATTTAGGGAGTTATAAACATGTATGAATGTGAGGATATTATGAAACTTGTGAGACCCGTTGTTAAGATTGATCCTAATGACGGATTTGTAGTAGGGATATTCGATTCATCTGTAAGAGCGTCTGAAGATTCTGGAGGATCTCCCGGAAATATCAGGATTTCTTGTAATGGAACATCTTTAGTTAAAGGATTCTATTACCGATACTTGGAGAACGTGCTTATTACTGATATTTTTGGAAATCAATTTATGAAAGGATCTCTATACGGACCTATACAGTTAGCAACTGTCGGAGTTAAAGTCTGGTGCTTAGATACTGAGGTTGAAGTTCTACAAGTTATTGATTTGATTAAGGTAAATCCTTATACCGGGTTATTTGAAAATGAAATATGGCATCATATCGACGATCATGATGGAGATTATTATATATCCAACTTTGGGAGAATTAAACGTAAATATTTTAATTCCTGGAAATTATTGAAACCTTATTGTAACAATAAGGGTTACCAAAATATTGATATTTTAACTACTACACTGAAGGTTCATCGTCTAGTCGGAAAATATTTTGTCAATGGATATAATGAAATAAATAATATTATTAATCATATAAATGAAATAAAGGATGATAATAATTACTGGAATTTAGAATGGTGTACTCAAACCCATAATGTAAACCATGGTACAGCTATAGAGCGTAGGATTTACAGAGTTAATCAACTCTGCAAAGATACTGGAGAAGTTGTTAATACATTTAAATCATCATATGACGCATTTAATGCTACAGGTATAGATAATACATCTATTTCAAAATGCTGTAATAATGTTAGACATTTTAATACTGCAGGTGGGTTTAAATGGGAATTCGCAGATAAATGAATACTTATAATGAATTAAATAGTAAGGGGAGAAATCCCCTTACTATTTTTTTCTATGGTTCTAAGCTTTCAAATTTGAATAATTCCAGATTTCCTCATATCGATCAGGATCTTTGAAATAATCCTTCTCGAACATTTCGAGAAGATCGTCGCGTTTACTTTCATAATCTTTGAAATCTGAGACAAAATCTTTGAGTTCTATACCGCCAAAAGTGCCGCCACCTTCAAGTTGATAAAATTTATAATAAAGGGCAATCTTACAATCAGCTTCAAATAACTTTATAAAGTTTTCATGATAACCGGTTCTTATCTCGGAGAGTCTGGGGACTCTGTAAAGAGAAACATTGAAATCTTGGTGAACTCTAGGTGCCGGAACAACTTCAATTATATTTGGACCTTCAAAGTTTCCAGTGAAACGAACTTCAGCTCTATTCATAGAACTTGTTACAGTAGATATTACAGCATCAATTACTCCAGGATTACTAAAGGTTCCTCCACCCAAGAAGTTTCTTGGATAGAGGAACTCAGAGATAGCGGTATACGGATATAAATCATCTACCATCGGAATGATGTATTTAGATGATAAATTCAGTAAATTATCACTATCTGTTACCGGTAGTGCCATATTACTAGTAACTCGTATACCCTTAACAACTCTAGGATAATATGCTGACATCGCCGCAAGAGTTTCTCCAAATAAGATATCCATAAAGAAATCTAAATCAACCGCATTAAATACCGGTTTTGGCAATCTTCTTCTCATTCTTGCAACGAGAATTTGCATTGATAGCATCTATGCCTCCTAGAGGATTGTACTAAGGAGTGTTCTCGAGAGTGGAAGATCAAGCAACTGACCTTCAGAAGATCTTACGGAAAGAACGTTATCTGAACGAAGGAACATGTCTGCATTAGCTGCATCAATTCCAAACATATCTGAAACCATTTTAGCAGATTCCTGAGAAGTCATCATATCGCGAAGTTCGGCAATTACATTGCTATATGCGATTTCAGAGAATGCTTCATTCGATTTTACAAGTTTGTCACCATACTGTCTAACGGTAAGTTTGTCATTTCTTGTAAGAGAAGCGTATTTTCCAGGATTCATGATACGAGCACCTTCGAGACCAGGAACCGTTACACAGTCATATGAAGCAATAAACATAAGATGTTTTTTGATAACATATTTACCGTTCGCATCATCTTTTTCCACATAGTTTGGAGTATATGCACGGATAGATGCTGCAAAGTTCGTACCTCTGAGAAGTTCTTTCTGATACATTTCACCGTATTTACCAGCCCATGTAACAGTTCCCATAATGTCAGAACCTTGAACTCTCCAGTTGTCAATTCTCCATACCCAACGAGATGGTTCAACGCGCATCATACGTTTGAGTGGAAGAGGTTCTTCTGTATCAGAGCATGGGTGTTCAGCTTCTCCATAGAAGCATTTATTTTCAATTCTTTCCTGAACACGACGGTCATTCATAGAATTTACGATATCTTCAAGAGGATACATTGTGCGATTTCGTGAGATAATATCGCAATTGATAAGACACATATCGAACACTGAACCATCATCACTTACAAGGTCGGCCATTTTAAGGTGAGCGAAACTTTCCATTGTAAGGAGAACTGGCTTTCTAAGGTCTAGAAGCGGTGTCGCAGTTGCCATTTTACTCTCCATTTTTTTGAATTTTTATACCAATACGGTATGATTATTTACAATAGAATGTTCAACAATAGTCTAATCGACTAAAACATAGTAATGTGTTAATAAACTTACTTTTATATGGGAGAGTGTTATGTCAAGATTTGATTCAATGGATGGATCTAAACTTGGATTCGATAAGCCTCTTGATATAGCTACGGCATTCATGTATACAAGGTTTCATGAAGAATTCGGCTATGATCCTGAGAGACCTATGCACAAAGATTTTAAAATCTATGAATTCTGGAATGTGGATCGTGTCCGTAAAATCAGTGAAATCATTCATACTAAATCTGATGATAAGATCACAAACTACAAAGAAGATCACTCTATAATCTTCTACAATACTGGTCGTTTGATTCTTACAAACCTTGTTGCAGGGTTTATTGGAGTTGAAGTTGACAAATATGATGCTGTAACTATCGGTGAAATCAAAGGGATTATGTCATATCTCAACGATATCGCATATAGCCTTAACGCAAAAGTATCTAAAGACTTTGCTAAAGATCAAATCGATGATACGGTATCTCCAGTACTTTTCGTTACACCATACTTCGAGAATGATATCCGTTCGTGTAATCATGCGGAGCTTTTCCCTATTATGGCGACAGCATTGTATTATGTAATGCTCGGTTTTGCGATGAATAATATGGAAGATACCGCTTTTAAAGAGTTCTTTGAATACGGTGAAGATAGTTCAAATAAAGATGGAAAGAAACTTCTGTCTGAAATTGAAAAAATCATCCCGGATGCAAATAAATTCTCTGCATTTGGTAAATTTGCCGACATGTATTACTCAATTATCTCTCATCTTGAAGTTTCAATTGGTAAAACATTCGACAACCGTTTCCATAATGTATTCTATTCAATCGGTAAAGCTGTCCAGGATCTATTCAACACTGAGTATAAAGAGACTCCTGAGTCAATTTATGACGATATCATTGATGAAAAATATGATATGAATAGTGCCGCAATGCTTATGGTTCGTGAACTTCATAGACCTGCAAGTCCTTTGTACGTAGGAGATCATCCATATGACCTCCGTAAAATGTATGTAAAATTTATTTATGGTAGTAAACCGTATAAATCTTACCTGAATACAAGACTTGACGTTTCAAATCCTGAAGAAGAAATCAATCTTGATTGGGCAAATCTTAAGGAATATCGTTCGGTTGTGGACTGTCATGCGTATGAAAGAGCTATCAAGAAAGCGATTCTTATTGGTAGAAACCTTAAAGAATCTAACAGTGAGAAGTTTGTTAAAGATTTCTACATGCTCAAATACATTGAAAGACTTATTTCAAATGCGTATAAGTTCTGGTCAAATCTCGCAACTCCTCTTAAAATTGTCGGAGTTGATGATTTGTGTGTAGAAGTTGAGATTTCAAGAGGAACTACTCGTAAAGAAGTGCGTAATATCAACTCTTTGAAATGGTCTATGGCTTACGAAAAAGTGAGAGAAATCCTTACCCAGTTCAATGCAAGATATTGTGAAGCGTATGAGTTCTCGTTCGTCAAAGGTGAAGATGAAAGTTTGTCAAACTTCTATCGTAAAACTGAAAGACTTGGAACTGATGGTTTCCATTTTGAATCTATCGAAGATGCTGTCAATGCGTATACTGTTGGTAAACTTCCATATCTTGTAACGATTGGGGCTATCAAAGATCGTGAAATGGTAATGTATCTTGAAAACAATAAGACTGATATCGATTTTGAAAAACTTCGTAAACTCAATCTTATTGATGGGACTATCTCGGATAAAACTGAAGTAGATCCTCGGTCGATATTTGATGTAATTTCAAATAAAGATTTTTCAGATAACGTTCTTTCTGGTGAAACTGCAACAAAAGTTGCTGCAGTTCTTAAAGACCTTACAAATGCGGAACTTATCTATATCATTAGATAAGTTTGGAGGATAGGTTAAATGGAAAACGTTGGAATGTTTTACAGAAAACCTGCCAGTACAAGAGTCGGTGAAGTTGGTTTAGATGGCGTCTCTCATTCAAATGGTGAAATGAGAGATGTCACTAAAACTGGCAACATAGATTGGCTTTTGATTCTTGGACAAGGTAATCTTGATATTCAGAGCAATATCAATAAAAAAGAACAAATTAGTGGATTAGAGGCGCTTGGTGACATTGCTACGAGTGGAGATACTGGTACACCTATGGACGGTGATCAGGAAGACAACGCTCCGAATGATCAAAGTCAAAGTGGTGTAGACCAACCCAATCCAAATAACAGTAGTGATGAAACTGGCGAAACTGATAACGCCGACGGTATAGCTGAGGGAGATAACTCTGACGGAACTTCTGATGACTCATCTAACGATGGTTCAGAGGGTGCTACAGATGATACTTCTTCTGATGATACGTCGGATCAGAGTGTTGATGATCCAGCAGTGGATCCTCACCTTAGTTATAACCGTCGCGTATTGATATCAGAGAAACTCTTGCAATTATATGATGCTATCAAAGATAGTATGGACAAAATAGCAAATGGACCGAACTTCGTTAGAAAACCCGTCAAGTTGGAAGCGTTGGGAAAGTTGCTAGATAGCGTTCGTCTTATCAATGAATCCGTCAATAAAGTGAAAGATGTGGATGTAATTCTTCTCAGATATGCTATATGCGTAAAAGCTTTTGCTGGAATCATTGGTAAATAAGTAAAAATTTTTAGGAGGAATACGATGGCAAAGATTGTTGATCAGCCGATTAATGGTCGCATCGATCAGCTCCGTCAGACTTTCGAATCTGAGTATCGTTTTGACCCGTTCAAAAACGAAAACCTTAGTCGAATTTTCGGCGATGCTGTAGCAACAGAGTCATACCTCGATGTGCTCCTTGCAGATGTGTCTGAAGAGAGCGTTCGTAGTTTGATTAGCGGACAGATTAAAAATTCAATGAAAACCCACTCTACAGGATCTGCAGCTTCATTGCTTCGTTCTGAAGAAGGTTTCGACCATACAACTCAGCCAGGTACCAACGTTGGTGCACTTGACTGTTTCGCGCCTGCAACAATCCTTGGATATAACGCTAAAGCACTTATGCTTGACGTTTATAAACCTTTGGATCATGACAAACGCGAATTCCCTATCCAGTTTGAACTTGCGTACGCAATTGATAGTAACTCTACCAATCCTGCAGACCGTAAGATGCTTCCACAGGCTATCCGTGATGGTTCCATCTCTGGTATGCTTAATGCGCAGCATGTAACTCTTCTGGACACCGCTGGTAACGCTGGCGCAACTCACGTTATGAAAATCAGTTCAAAAGGTTTTGCAAAACTCGGTTCAAAGGGTAATGCAATCACTGAATCTGGTAAAGATCTTCGTGACTGGGCACTTGCTGAAGACATCCGTGTTGACTCTATCGTTTATGACGATACAGTTGCGGGTAACGGCACAGATCCTCTCGCTTATAAAGAAATGATCGTTGCTGCTCGTGCTGAAGTAAAAGGCTTCGGTGGAGACGTTGTTTCTGTACGTCACGTTGGTGTTGAAGTTCATCTTACACTTGCTGATAACTCAGTAGTTGAAGATTTCTTCACCGTCTATGTAAACCGTGACTCGGGCGAATATCGTGCTACAGCGTGTTCAACCGGCCGTATCAAAGGTTTCACTTTTGATATCGCATTCCTTAACCCAACAAACCAGGCAGCTACTGTCCGTCACGGTCGTGATGTGATTACTGCTCGTATCGTTGCGAATCCTCGTAAAACAATGTCTTTGCCTCTCGCAATGGATACTGTTATGGATGAGTTCACAGCGGTTGGTACAGGTAATGCTGACATCGTTAAATATGTATCAAATGAATTCTCAACAATTCTTGCCGGTACAAATGATAACGATATGGAAAAACATATGATTAACAATATTAATCAGTGTATTTCTAACCCTGCCCTCCTTAACCGTTATATCGCGACACGTAAACTCGGTGGTTTCGTAATGGAACAGAACATCGACCTTACACTCCGTGGTATCGGTGGCGAACGTCCACTTAGCTGGATCGAAGAAGGAATCAAGGACACGCTGTCTAACATGCTTATCCTTGCTGAAACCGATACATTGATCTCTCAAGAAGCAGACCGTGAATGGGTATTCGTTGGTTATCAGCGTGACGTTAAACGTTTCGTTGACACTAAATATAATACTGAATCTGGTGAAGCTTCTGGTGAATCTCGTTTCGGATTCAAAAAGATGACTACTTTCGCATATTCTGACAACTTCGGTCAGCGCGTTAAGTTCATCGGGTCTTCGGACAAACGTTGGGCTAACCGTCCAGTATATGGTTTCCTCCGTTCTAATACTCCTAAGGTTCAGCCTACTGGTGTATATCACGGATTCGATTTCCGTATCGTTAAGAGCCGCGATCCTCGTAACCTTGGTATCGATGCTATTCAGTATTGGTTCCATGATACTTGGGATATCCTGTCTCTTGTTGCGGTTAAGATCAATCTTACCAACCCTGTTAATCTTTACAGTGAAATCGTTGCCAAACAGGACGCGATGATCTAATATAGATCTACAAAAAAAATAAGTTGGAGGGCTTAATCGCCCTCCTTCTTATTTGTTATAAAACACTTTGTTTAAATTATCCTCAAATGAACCATATGGTGTAGACATTTTAGCTTTAAGCTCTTTAGGAATATGCGATATTACAGGTTTTGGAGGAGTAGGATCTTTAACTTCTCTACTATCCAATATACCTTGTAACATTTTTATTTGGTTCTGGATACGAGTCCTATCCCAATCTCTATACCCATAACCGCATACGCAAGGAGTTTCCCAACACTTAGGACAATCTGACATTCCCATAATATCCTCTTTATTCAGCGTTTATAAACGCACGCAACTCTTCAGTATTGTGTCTTGAGCTTTCACTAAACTCTTCAGAATATGGTTGAAATAACCAACTCTTTGGAACTTCGGTAGATGTAGCCTTATCATACATCATTTTCATAATTTCAGTTATTTCACTGTTTGTGTATGGAATCCCATCTGGGATAAACCATCTACATTTATGAACGTAGTAGAATTTGTCAAGAGTTCTTACAAGTATCATATCACTATCGTAAGTAACTCCTTTTGTAATAATTTGATTTACCAAGGTTATATTCTTGGAAAATGTATTATTACTCCATTCTTTCGACTTGAAGTTTACAGTTAACAATTTAATTCCAAGAAGATCTGCATACTTCTTAAAGTTCTGACGCTCGTAGATTGGTTGGAAATACTCTCTCTGCTTACGCATATGTTTTTCCAACCGTTCATGTCTGGACATTGGTCGCCCATTGCGCTTATTTACTTTATATTTCATATATCATCCGTTGTAAATGATCTAACCGCTTTTTCAAGGATATCAAGTTTCGTCACAGTTATCGCGATGTTTAAAGAAATCATAGCTTTGTCGAGATTTCCAAAATGTTCTATAGGTTTAAGGAATTGGAAAACATTCTTAAACTCGGTTATAGAATGATGATCATTGAGTACTTTACCGTTAGCGGTTATACATTCTTTAAGGAGTTGTACACGGTATATCATACGTTTAACGCTATTTTTAGCGTCAAACAATAGTATTTCTTCAACAAGTTCTTTTCTCAAAGGAACTTGTATATCCAAAATACGTATGACATTTGAACCATTAGTTATACGTGGAGCATATTCTGGTTCTGTGTAATCGCCAACACTTCGCGTGACAGCATTCAATGTATTACATCCAACATTTACTTCATAACCTGAAATTCCATCTCCATGTATATTTGTTATAAACACATAGCTGAAAGTTTTGAGAAGTTTACTTTCGATGACGATAACATCGCCGACTCTACATTTTCTGACAGTATACCATGATATTAATCTGTCAATTATATTTCTTAACAATTGATAATCCTTACATTTAAAGAAGGGTAGGGAGATATTCCCTACCCATTACTATTTAATCATCAATAAATTCGATAGTCTCAGATTTTCCATCATGGAGAATAAACAGACTTGGACGGTCGAACCAGTTGTCTGAGCTGAACGAACTGCGTTTCTCATTTGTACACTTTTGCATTTCCCATAACTCCTGAAGACTTTTGTCATTTGGGAGTATGTTAAATACTGTAAAGAACCAATTTGCGTCAACTTCAGTTGGCTCATCTGGGCTGAATGGGTTCATTCTATTCCAGAACAATCGAATCGCCGTTACAAGTAATACAACTTTACCAGGATTTTCACAATTACATGCAATTGCCATCAATATTGATGGTGTAAGCTTCAAACCGATTATCTCTGCACGATTCATAGCTATAACACAACCATCGCCCATAGATTTTGCAAACTCTTCAATTGAAGAACCTTTCATTGCAACGATGATATCAAGCTTTACAGGATCATCTGCAACCTGCTGCTGGCCAGTAACTTCAACGATTGCATCTTTAATATCGACACCAGTTCCAATAGATTTCTGCCAATGGTCTATCCATTCTGTTACTTTAAAAGCCATTTTTTCTCTCCTCTAATAAAACGTTTTCAATAAGTCTAAACATCGATTTATTCATTTTCGATACCAATCCATTAAGAGTGGTATGTCTTGAATATCCCATTTCCATTTGAAATTCAAATACTCCAGCTTCAATGATAGATTCTCCTTCGAGATCCATGAAACCGGGTTCATTATACCGTTTACAGATAAGATACAAATCTATCGATAAGAAAGGAATTCTCTCTTCTCTCATATATTTTGTAAACTTGTCAATGATATTTTGAACTTCAGAAGGACATGAATTGTACTTGAAAGCTGATGTTACATCTTCATCTTCTTCATTGAACTGCCAATCACATTTTTCATCATTCCGCTCACGCTTAATGACTACAGGATCTTTATCGTCGTAAAACAATACCATCCGGTATTCTTTACGAAAAATCTCTGCAATTGGATCATAATCTTTATGATATACATCGTCAAGATTTTCAGACAAATGCCATTGAGTTATATCGTTAATAGAAGTTTGATCCCATATTTTACGATATCTCTCGATTTTAGCAGATTCTTCCGAAACTTCTGGTTGTACATTATTCTCTGATCCAACATCTATAGCAGGTTCAGTTGCTTTAGAAAGGAAATCGTGATGATGAACACTTCCTTTTGGTAGAGCTTCACTATACAATTTTACACTGAAAGGATCTTCGATGATTCTCTGAGCATAAGCATCATTCAATCTACCTATATCCTTGAGTTTAACCTTGAACTGATTAACACCTCTTGCTGCAAAGTTTGATTTGAAAATGAATTCGCGATTTTCATTATCAATTCCAATCTTATTTCCAAGGTACATCAATGTTGCAGCATTCCCGTATTGATTATTTGTTGTTACAAGAGATGCTATCATTCTGGGAGTATTTATCTTCAGTTTCTTAAGAGTAAGATTCTGTATAGGTTTACCCATGAATGGTAGACCGATAGCTCTAGCTGAACCAATAAACTTGAGATTATTCCAAATACGAGAATCGAAATTTCTTGAAACAATTACATCTGCCGAACTGATAACTTTATTTCCGCAGATATGAAATTCATCTTCTACGAATACAAATCTATCGCGATCAAGCATACCAAACAGATTCTTTTCATCATTACCAAACCCGTGTAGGGATATTGTAAAGCGACTCATGTTATTCCTTTCCGATAATGTCAGGATATAGTTTCAAGAAATCATTATAAATTGCTTCGGATCTAGTTTTAAGCATCCCTAAGAATCCAGATTTCTTCAATTCAACGCTACGTATAAGATCGCACATAGAAACCCATTTTTTATGGAATTCCATAATACGAGAATTAACTTTAGCGTACACATGTTGTTTCTGCACAGGCGATACTTTACCTTTTGGAATATACAATCCATCGGCAAATTCGTTATAAAACTCCGACATGAGTTCTCTGAGATCGTTAATAATCTCTTCTTCGGTATCTCTGCACTTGTCGAATTTTGAAGCGTATTCTTTCGCCTTCATTTTTTCAACCTTGATAAAAGTTTTATTATTTTATCTATAATTCCATTCAGAATATTAGATTTTTTAGTTTCCGGTTTTGAAGTATTTGGAGATTTTCCAGTAGTGTAAATTTCCCAAGCTTCATCTGCATCCGATTTCATTTTTCTGTATGTACTATAATACACTTGATAATATGGTTTTTCGTCAGATATATCCTGACCTTTTTCAATCCTAGATAGAATTACCATATCTAAACATCGTAGAGCAGAGTCCCATATGAATTTGTCAAGCTGTCTTTTGCTTTTAAAATCTCCAGATCTTAATAAGTCCAATACGACTGAATTTTTATCATCATCCATAATATAGCTCGTATTTAATTGTTTAATGAGTAATAAAAAGATACGGGATGGCTCCAGTATCTTTAAACTTAATTTACTGCAAGTTGAGAGTTCCGTACACACTATTTTTAGTAATTTTATCCTGAAACTCTTTAACAGATTTCTCAAATGATCCTTTAGGATACATTGTACCATTTCTAGAGATACATTCCTCAACCGCAACCTCTCCATAACCTATCCAGTTGATCATCTCGTCAATGTTTTTACGCATTTCCATGAGAAACTCTTTGGTTACACCTCGATTGGAATAAATACTAACCTCAGTTTTATCGTCACAATCAAGTATCTCAACCTTTTCAAGAGTCTCTGGATCAGGATTTGAAACGTCCAAACACAACGATAACCGACTTGAACCTTCATGAATACTTATGGTAAATTCGTTACCATTTTCATCTTTGAAGCTCCCCATTTTAAAATCTGTACTCATTGTCCAAACTCCATTTTATATGGTTTCTTACCATCAACCATGAAATCTTTATTTACAACTGAAGTATCAACTTCAATAACAATATTGTTCGACCAAGTTGAGAACGCACCCTCCATAACAGTTTTGAAGAAATTTGTATAGAGTTTTGTAAAGAACTCTTCAAACTCATTCTCAAGGAATGTTAGGAGTGTTGGTAAATCGAATCTCTCAAATATGTATTTGAAATCTTCAATCTCACAAAGATTTTCAAGAAATTCCACAATTGTTGTAGACTCTCTATAGCATCTATGTACGAGCGTCGGATGATTTGCAAATGCTTTACTTATGAGATCATTACCAGCTTCAGCGTATTTATTCCGAACCTCAGATAAAACTTTCTTCGTAACATCATCTGCAATGATTCGATTTGCAGGATGCATACATGCATCGCCATATCTTGCATTTACAAATTCTTTATCAAATTTAACGTTTTCTCCATTAAGGGTATCGATCATCTGAAGAATTGTAAAATCTCCAAATAGTTTGTTTGCAAAACGTTTTACATTCATGAAAGTTTGAATTGTTCTCGGAAAGATGATATCATCTTTATCTGTACACTTTTTCATCATACTGTATACAAGATTGTCCAAGAACTCGATAGTTCCTTCCGAATCAAACTTTGTTTGGAAATATCTTGGTTGATTGATATAATGATTTGAAATGACTCTGCAGATAAGATTGAACACTTCATGATTTACAAACGCATCACTTACATAACGTCTTTTGTTTTCAAGAGATTTGTCTACTGCATTTGCAATAAACATGAGATCCATTGTAACTACTACATCTTCAGATGACGAAGCCCGTGAAATTCTTGGAATTTTCCAAGATTCAAGTCTGTAAAGGAGTTCTTTATGCTCAATACAAATTTCGCCAGTGGTTGTGTTTTTGATAATGAGATATTTCTCAAAAACATTTTCGTAATTGCCGACACCTTTCATAAGTTCTTCAAGGTTGACAATTTCGTAAAGCTCATGGTTTGCAGGATCAAAGAACTTATCCTTTGAAAATACGAGAACTTTGGGATTTACACTGATGATTTTTGCAAACTTCGGATTGTACATATCCGCGTTATTGTTTACTGGAGGATTCTCTTCTCCACGAACCTGGAAATACATTCCGAAGAAAATATAGTTTCTGCCCATTTTGTAGTTGCCGTAATTGAAAGCTCTCAAATCTGTTGTCATACAAGACTCCTTTTTTTTAATGCAAAGGATTGGGATACGCTTATCCCAATCCTCAAAGTTTATTATTGATTACAAAGAAACGTTGATATTTGTTGCATTTTCGAAAATAACTCCCGAAAATCCATAATCTTCAGCATCACGAATCGCCATCTGCATCTGAGATGCACCTTCATGGTTGTTGTCGAGAGGGTAGAAACCGTAACTACGATCTCCCATAACGAGATCAAAACCACGGCAACCATTGTCATTTTTCAGTACTGCTTTTGCAAATTTTGATTCTGACATACAAAATCCTTTGGTAAAGTTATAAACAGATGAATTAACTTTAAAACATCTTACTCAGTATTAAATATATACGTTTACTACTGATTAAAAAATTATTATTCACTAGACATCTGATTGTACGATAATTAAAATAAGGGGATTTCTCTTGAAGAAGTTTCAATTGCCTAAAAAAGAAGATGTGATGTTATACATCGCGTTAAGTCTTGTAAAATTGTTTTACACTATTGTTACGGTCGTTTTACCATTGGGTTTGATAGTGTTTATAGTCAAAGCGATAATTGGGTGTTCAACTAAGTGAACACTATAATACATCGATTTTTTATTTCTTTTAATGTTTAACTGGGAGTCTTAATGAGTGACGAAAGCGGAATCATGGAGTCAAAGAAGATGTCTAAATACAATAATCCATCGGAAATGCTCTCCGATATGATTATCTTTACAAAATATGCAAAGTATATTCCTAAACTGCAACGCCGTGAAGACTGGCCAATGCTTTGCTACCGTAATGCTGATATGCATGTTGGGAAATATCCAAAACTTGCAGATGAGATTTATGGTGTATTTGGCGGATCTGTATTGGATAAACAATCTGTACCTTCGATGAGAAGTTTCCAATTTGCCGGAAAACCTATCCTTATGAATGCATCTCGAATGTTTAACTGTTCAGCTCTTGCAGTATATACATCAGTTGCATTCTCTGAAATCATGTATCTTCTACTTGGCGGTTCTGGAGTAGGTTATTCTATTCAGAAACATCACGTTGATCAACTTCCGCCTATCACAACTCCTATTTCTCGTCACCGTAAATTCATTGTACAAGATAGTATCATGGGTTGGGCGGATTCTATAAAAGCTCTTGTACGATCTTATTTTGAAGATCGACCGTACCTTGATTACGACTTCTCAGAAATACGTCCTAAAGGATCACTTCTCAAAACCGCCGGTGGTCGCGCTCCTGGTCCTGAACCTCTTATCGATTGTATTCACAGTATCCGTAAAGTTTTCGATTATGTTATTGAATCTCGTGGGGAAGGTGCTAAACTTAAACCTATCGAAGTTCATGACATTATTTGTTACATCTCCGATGCAGTTCTTGCAGGCGGTATTCGTCGATCAGCTCTCATCTCCATCTTCAGTCATGATGATGAAGAGATGCTTACTTGTAAAAGTAATTTCGATATTGACGTTCGTGAAATTAAACATGTTGTTGGCGAAGGTCCATCATCAGAATATATGATGGAATATGAGTACAAAGGTGATATTAAAACTATCGAAATGTCTCAGTGGGATATCGATATGCTTCACTCAAGTGGCGGTAAACTCCCATGGTACAAGCTTGAAAAACAGCGTCAGCTTGCAAACAATTCTGCAATTCTTCTTAGATCTGTGACATCTGAAGAGCGTTTCCGTGAAATCATGGTTATGGTTGAGAATTCTAAAGCTGGTGAACCAGGAATCTTCTGGACTGACGATTTGGAACTCTTCTTCAACCCTTGTGCAGAGATCTCTCTTAAAGACTGTCAGTTCTGTAATCTTACTGAGGTTAATGTGTCTAACATTACTTCTCAGGAAGATCTTAATAAACGTGTTAAAGATGCAACATTCCTTGGAACTCTTCAGGCTGGTTATACCGATTTCCATTATCTTCGTGATAAATGGAGAATTAACTCTGAAGATGACGCACTTCTCGGCGTATCTATGACAGGCATCGGTTCTGGTAAAGTTCTCGATTACGATATTTCTATCGCTGCTAAAGTTTCGCTTGAAGAAAATGAACGAGTTGCTAACCTTATCGGTATCAATCCTGCAAAACGTATCGGTACAGTTAAACCATCTGGTACGTGTAGTCTTGTTCTTGGAACTTCTTCCGGTATCCATGCGTGGCACAATGATTATTTCATTCGTAGATTTGATCTTGAAAAAGATAATCCTATGCATAAACACGTCGTTGAAGTGCTTGGTTCTGAATTTGTTGAGGATAGTTACTATACTCCTAAAACAAAATCATGTGTTTCAATTCCTATGAAAGCTCCTGAAGGATCAATTCTCCGTACAGAAACTCCTATGGATCTTCTTGAAC